CAGAAGGAAAAACCTTTGATCAAAGAGCAAAAGCACTTGCAGGGACTACGGACTTTAAAGGAATGCAAGATCTTCTATCGGAATATGCAGACGCAGTAGAAGACAAAAACGAAGCCGCAGCAGCGAAATATTACCACCAAGCGACTAATCCGGGCAGTATCTATACTCATGACAAACACGTAGAAAAAGTCCTTATTGCTATGTTAGCCGGAATGAAGGGCGCTGCTGGGATGGCGATGGGTGGAGTCATACCGGGGATGCCGGGGATGCCGTCGATGGGAGGTGCAGGCGGGGCGCGTGGAAGCACTGAAAAAACGGCTGGGTTGTCATGGGAAAAAGAAGCGAACCGGCGGGCTGAACAAGTGGTGGCCGACACGATGACCATGACGAGGGCGGCATTGATTGCAAAGGAAAGAGGCGAAGAAACATTTCAATTCGGAGGGCGTGAAGAACGCTTTAACGTAGAAAAATACCTAACTACTAAAAGGGACATCCATCGACCATTGGATGCGGCAAGAGTCGCAGATGATAAGGAACAAGCATATACAGATGCAATAGCGCGGCAAAAAGAACTAGAACTGATAAAAATGAGGGAAGAAGGATACGATCCCATACAAGTACAGCAACAACGTGATGACAAACTTGCTGAGTTGCGGCGTCGGAACGCATTGACGCCCGAGGAAAGAAGGAATGAAGACATGCAAAAGAGCGAAGGCGCGGTAGAGGCAACCCAATTTAGCATGATGGGCTTTCTTAAGAAGTCTGCTGTAGCTGGATGGAGTCAATTGGTAGGGGGAGAAAAAGTAGACCAAGGAGATCCAGCCGAAAGAGATCAAAAGAAAATAACCCTATTAGAGCAGGCTAAGGATGCGCTTATTACATTAGCGGCTGCTGCTGCTGGTGGTGCCGAGGCAGAAGATGGCGCGCTTGGAATGTTTGACACTAAAGCTTTTGGTGAAAGCGTAGCTCTATTTTCTACAAGCGCAACTGAACTATCAAAAGCGCTAGCCAGTCCAGTTAAAATGGAAGTGACCGGCAAGGTTGAAATGGTTGTTCAGATAAAAGGATCAGAAGTATTTGAAGACGCTAAAGATGCATTCACACAAGTGGTTGTAAGTAAAGTAAACACGGGTATTAAGAACTTCGTCAAACATATGAAGAGCGCTGGTGGAAACCTTGATGGTAATTTAGATTTTGCCGAAGGAAACAATCAAGCGAAACCGGCAGGCAATGGCGGGGATTAAAAAATGGCAACACACCAAGGATATGCAAGCTTAAAGGCGACAGCTTTCTGGGTCAGGGAAGGCACGGCCACTTTAGGTTCTTTAGCTCACACAGTAGGAACTCTACACAAGCCGGGAGAAACTAACTCTATCGGCCTTGTTATGATGGGTGCTGTAGAGTTCGCTGGGTCTAGAGACGTTATACCAAGCGGTACTAATCGAGAATATGGGTACTGGCGCGGCCAATACAACAGAACCTTTATAGACAGTTTTGACAAAGCTTGGATGCCGCTAGAAGGTAGCGGAATGTACGCTGGCTCTCCAGTAGTTACCGTAAGCACGGGTAAAGGCACATCAGACGACGGCACAGTAAGTGAGTGTGACGAACAAGACTGCCTTTGGATGTGGAGTGGTGCAGAGTGGGATCTTTACGCAACCTTCTGCGTTGAGGGCTGTCAATGTGCAGACGCCCCAACAGTCCCCGGAGGCTTTATGGGGGACACGACAAGTAAACCATGTGTAGGAGGAAGCTCATCTTCAGGCACGTCTGGCACAGGAGACAATGTAGGATTTGCTAAATGGGAAAAAGCTGGAGCGCTAATAGGCCCAGTAGGAAGAGAAGCCATACAACAAAGAAGCTTATTCCTTTCTGATCGCTCCTTTGTTAATGCCGGAAGCGGTGTTGATTTATCTACCAGTACAGGATATTCAGTATACGCTAAGGTTCTTCCTAGTGGTGACGTTACTGGAACAGTTATAATTGGTCAACACAAAGAAAACCCAGCACAGTTTGTCCTTGGGTGTGATTTTGATGGATCTTATTATATTAGATCAGACCATGAAGTCTCTGGAGTGAATACTCCTGTATACGCAAAAACAACAAGGCGGTTTGAGGATTATCCATACCCAACCCACATAGTCGGAGTGTATGCATCTGGGGACTCAAAACTTAAAATATATGTTAATGGAAAACAAGAGGGAGAGTCTGCCCCATTTATTAGACAAAAGAAGGGAGCCGCAAACACAAATGTAACTTTAGGTAAAAGAGAATTTGCTATTGCAGAAAGAGGGTTTACCGGATGGATTGATGAAGCGGGAATTTCTTCAAAAAGTCTAGAAGGCTCAAAAATTAAGGCTTTCCATGATGGCACTTTCAACATAACAGATCTTATTTTTAATGCAAAAGTCACCCCAACCGGTGACAGCGGGCTATCTGGAACTTCTTTTGGTGACACCGGCATAGACGCTCTGAATAATAACTATGTGGAATTTGTTGTAGATTCCGGGGTGGTTGGAAGGTTGAATCCTGATGGGGTAAGGGGTGGAGCATTTGATAAGACCCTGTGGGGGCAGGCTGACTATGCGATATCCTCTGTTTTAACTTTTGATTTAACAGAACTACCTACGAGATTTCATCAGTTAACAGATCTGTCAGTTGATTTATGGGTAGAACACTCAACTAATCATCCAAGTGGTGCAGACTTGTCAGCAAGGATTGTTCATAAAGATAAACAACTAACTAGAAAAAATCTTTATTGGCACCCTTCTGGCGTGTCTGTTCCATCTGGTTCTAAAAGACTTTTATCAATTGCACACCCATTAGAATATGAGTCTTATTACAGAGATGGAAACCCGTCTTTTAAGAATGATTTTGATGATCATCAATTAGAGATTTCTGTTAAGTATCCAAAATCTGATCTGCCATACGATGCTGAATTTAAGATTTATTCAAGCAAACTAAGCTTTAGTGGTTTTGACACTCTGGCTAAGTATAACACTATGACCGGATTAACGGAGGCTGGAGTAATAAAGGGTCATTCGGTCACGGATATTGATGGGAATGTGGTTGCTCAGGTTACTGGTGACAGAAGCTTGACAATGTATTCTTTTGGTGGTTCACCAACCTTGTCAAGTGGCATAATGAATATGTTTGTTGACGTTGGAACTGCTGATCAAGCTCTTAACCTTACATTAAACCACGACCCTCAGACAAGCATGGGGGATACAGCTAGTGGGTTCTTGTTTGCTAATGCTGCAATAGCAATGAAGTATGAACAGCAAGCAACGGGTACGGTTACTATTTATGCATCGCAATACTTAGACGGAACAATCCCTCATTATGTTAGGATTACCACTACCGATGGAACTGTAATAACGGCCACGGTCTCAGAAGATACTACTACGACCACTGATACAGATTCTCCAACTTGGGAAAAGGAGGGGAGTGATAGCTGGGCAACCGCCGATAATTTAGCAACCTGTTTAAATGCCAATTCTAAACTAACCGCTACCTCCAACGGAGCGGGAGTGGTGACGATAAAGCAGGTTGCTGGCCCCGGTGGTGATACAGTTATTGTTTTAGAAGATCCTTCGGGAAAAGGCATGAGTAAAACAGACTTTACTGGTGGTGGAATCCCGCTGTCGTCTATGAATCTTTACACAACTGCTGGTGCATTTAAGTCTACGATGCCTTTGTTTTTGAAGCAAAAAAGGTTTACAGGGTTATCCTCACCGTCGCTTCGGTTGGAAACTAAAGGTGCAGAGTTATCATTCCCAAGATCGCAAAAGATATTACCTCTACATATGTTGGGTAGTCCGGGCTTTGGTGTTCCTTCAGGGGACATGATTTTGGTTATGCCAAACACAAAAGCGCCACTGCAAGTTGCAAATAGACTTTTATATATTAGGGGTAGACAACCGGTTGGTGACATACCTTTATACTTGCAAGTTGCTGAACCTAAAATTAAGACAACAAGCTTGTTTGCAAGAGGGCCGTTAGCTTATACCCCAAGCGGAATAATGAATATGTTTGTGAAGCAAAAGGAGTTTTATGGCGTATCATATATAAAGGCTTTACCGGGAATTATTAGAAATGAAAACACATCTCTATTTACGAAAGGACATGGGTTCTTAGGAAACGTTGGAACACAAGCAACGGGTACAGTTACTGTTTATGCGTCGCAATACTTGTCGGGAACAATCCCTCATTATATTACTATTACTGCGACTGATGGAACTGTAATAACAGCTACAGTTTCAGAAGACACCACTACAACCACCGACACAAATTCCCCAACTTGGGAAGCGGAGGGGAGCGATAGTTGGGCAACTGCCGATAATTTAGCAACTTGCTTAAACGCTAATTCTAAATTAATCGCTACTTCTAACGGGGAAGGGGTAGTGACGATAAAACAGGTTGTTACTGGCGCTCACGGTAATACAGCTATTATTTTAGAAGACCCTTCAGGGACAGGCATGAGTAAAACAGATTTTGCTGGCGGGGTAGATCCATCTTCTTTGAATTTGGTAATGCCCAATATTTTAGGATCTGGTACTAAAACATTTAATTTATCAACGAGAGGCTATGAATAATGCCAGTATATTTTAGTAGAAGAGTAACACATCAAAGAAATCATTTGATTCCGGCTCCGTTTGTAAGTATCTCAAAAAATTACGATAAGGACGGCACCGGTGAAATCCTTGGGGTTTCGTACAGTATACAGCTTAGTGGTACATTAGTTGCCGATAGAGGCTCCCCCAAGGCCAACGGTGCATTCATTCAGGGGGCTGGTTTTGATCTATTTTATGCTTTTACCGATAACGAATGGCATCAATCTTTATTGAATAAGACAAAGGCTTTAATGAACCTTTTCAGTAAAGACAACGACGGTCAGCTTATGACAATTGATTCCCCCATGCTTGGGAACCCTCAAGGTATATCTTGCTATGTAACTGTAGAGAGTGTTGATTTGCCGGGGCATGACCCCGGAGATCCATACAAAATGCCATATACAGTTAATCTTTCAACAAACGTCTTGTTTGGTGCTAACGATGTTCCAATTGATGCTGACGACTTTGAGTTGTTTGAAAACTGGCTTATTAAATCTGCTACTGAAACGTGGGGTGTAGAAGAGCTTGATAAACAACTCTATACGAGACATCAAATAGATGGTGGAGAAGCAGTAGATGATGCTGGAAACCCAAAAGCCGCCGACTTTAAGGGCGAATTAGTAAACAGCAAAAAGCTATTTACAATAACAAGAACCATGTCAGCCACCGGAAGAAATAAATTTCTTAGAAGCGGAAAAGCTGAAGGAGTAGACCCCGACGATAATTGGAGTACAGTCTATGCTCCAAATGGTAGGGCTTGGCAACAAGCTAGGGGATATCTATATGACAAAATGGAATATGGTAACCATTATCTATTTGGAAAAGATGATGACGAATTTACTGCCGCCCGCCCAGATGCTGGCGTAGCGGCACCGGGAGACATGGACGCTGATGATGTTCATCTGTTCTCAATGAATTTTCCCGTTCCAGACACTGAACCAGACCCCCTAAAGCAATACGTTGCTTTTAATTACAAAAGAATATCAAACGTAGATATAAATCAAGGCAGTTTTAATGTAACAGAAACTTGGCATTTAGCCCCGTCTGCCGCTAAAGCTATGGAGACTATGGACTTTAGTATTAGCGAAGAGTCAGAGGGAGATGGTAGTGTAACCATTAGTGTAAACGGTACTATAGAAGGCTTGGGTGATAATGCCGATACTGTAGCCGTGGGTGCCGCCGGTAATGAAGATAGGCTTATACATAGAGACGCCTCTGGTACAGATAGAGTATTTGACTACGAAGGCGGCGGTGGTGTTAAAAATAGTAAGTGGCAAAATGCAGTTGAACATTATGAAAAAATAATGCCGTTTTTATTCGTTACCGTTGCTGAAATGTTAAATGATCTTCCAGAATACGACACTTTCAAAGTCAACCCAGTTCCACAATCAAAGAGCGTTACTGAGCAGCCCGGAAATGGAACCATTACATACAATGTGAGTTTTACGACTAAAGATTCAGCTACTGGTAAATACATACCTTATGTAAGAACAGAAGACTGGAGTGTAAACGATACATATCCCGGTCAGGTGATAGCGACACACACTGTTCTAGGTAGAAGGGTTGGCCCCGTATTACAATCTATTAATACACAAACACAATGGCAGAGAGATTTCTCTATCAGCGCTAACTTTGATGTTAATAGGGCAGAGATATGTGTAGATGCCTACAATCAAATAAGAGATGTCGGAAGTAAGTTAAAGTGTGAGGCAACAAAAGACACCACTGGGGCTTTCATGAAGTTTGTACCAAATCCTAACTATGTAAATACAAGATTAAGATTAACTCTTGCTGATTATTCACCCGATTTTGTATTGGCAAAGCCGGGGAGTGCTTTGGCTGGTTCACCTTTAGGAGCATGTAGTGTTGAGTTTCACCCTGTCACTTCTGTTGCAATAACAACACAAGTAGATTGTGAAGACCCAGCCGTAGGGGGAACTTGGGATCCAAATGCTAACCCCACGCACACGGGGGCGGGAACAAAAATGATACAAGCAACTGCAATTAAGAAACTAATTGATTCATTTGATCCAAAAACCTACCTCTTAACTGGGCCAAACTCCCCAAAAAGAGTGCATAAAAGATTTGTAAACCCACCGCAGGAAAGCTGGAACCCAAAAACAGGAGACTGGAGCTTTAGTCTAAGTTGGATTTATGAAATAAACGATCCTTATGCATTCCCATCTGGCGATTATGTATTCGCTGATCCTGCTGGAACTTATGGAACATGTAGTGACCCGACTATTGCAGACAAGGCGGCTTGTGTAACAGCGGGTGAAACTTGGACTAGCGCGCAAGACGATGGACAGGGCGAACCATATCCGGGGCAGGAGTTCTAATGACTAGTCATAAAAAAGAATTTAGATGTAGTAAAGATCCAGCGACAAACGACACTAAGGACAAGTGTATAGCGGCTGGAGGTAAGTGGGATGAATATAACTCAACGCTACATGACTATAAGACAATAGAATTGGGTATTTTTCAGCAAACCTTTTTGGGCATGTCCATCATGGACTGGAGTTCAAATCTAGGGTTTAACGGAAATGGATCAAGTTTAACTGTAAACCTAGTCAAGGATGAATTTAATACAAAGTCATTTTTAACGCCTTCTGGAACTAGGGATGCTATAACAGAAGGTTATCATAGCTGGAGTCCAGACGCTTTTCCAGTAGGGCTGTTAGAGAAATACTCCATTGACTCAACAGGCGGGGCTGAACCGGGAAATCCTGAAACTGGAATGGGGCATATATATTCAACGTTTGGAGATATAGCCTACATGCCAGATCCGGGGGAGCCTGTTTTCTTCCATTATTATGACGGCAAGGATATAGATGCGGATTGTGTCCTTGAGAGAAATTGTCCCAAAGCGTTCTCATTTCCGGGCATAATGACCAAATACGAAAAGAGGTTTTCTACGTCTGGGCTAACCTATTCTGTAAGCGTAGCAGACCCCCGAACCGTTTTAGAAAACACTACGGTTATCCTAAATGGGTTTGCGTCTAGGGTTTCACCTAGCGACTTTTACAAAGTGGTAGATAGCACAAGAGCATACGAAGAGGGTTGGAATGGATATTACAACATATTAAATGTCTATGGGTATTACGAACATCACGGCTTTAATAAATCCGATAGAACAGAATCTGGAATGCTTTGGAATGTTCCCGATAGAAACTTTAATACAGATTGGTCAAGCACAAACTGTGTTAAAAATGGCGCAGTGGTTGATACCGTAGGAAACAACGAAGACGAAAAAACAGAAGATTGCATTGATAATCATGGCGGCGAGATGGTAGAAAATGGAGGGAAGCATGCATTTGGTATACTTCCAGCCCTAAGAGAAATGTTAAAGGGTACAGTCAGAACATACACAGATAAGCAAGAGCCTTTTGGTGGCCCAATGACCTATTCTGTAGATACTAGGTTCTTGGATGTTAAAGCACCCTTCGCAGAGATATACAAAGAACCATTCGATGATTTCAATACCGATGACCCTAGTCGTTCTGCACATAGGTATTTAGTAGATTTGGAACAATTTCTTAAACTCACCCATAAAGACCACAGTGGCGACATAGATGGAACATCGGGTTTTGTGCCATCCGATTATCGAGTCCCCGGAGATTCGATGTCTCTCCTTGCAATAATACAACAAGTTTGTGAAGTTGCGGCCTCTGATTTTTATGTAATGCTGGAGCCAATAACAAAAAAGCTAGTTGACGAAAACTTTGTTAACCCGGAAGACTATGAACTAATAAAAAATTATTCGGGTATTATCAAGGTTGTTATTGTCCCCAGAAACGTAACTATAGACAAGGATGCTTTAAGCGATGCTGTAGATCTATCTCAAAAAGTACCACCAGAAGGCCCGTTTATAGACGTGGAAAATAATCCCACGCTTGTTAGTTCAACTCTTGGATATGAGTTTACTGATCCAATAGAGGGCAAGATTTTATTGGGTGGGCCTAGAACAAGGGTTGTAGGCGTTACACCCATTGGCGATAGAAGGCTTAGAAAAGAGCTATTCTATAATGCGACAAGTAACAAGTATTTAGATAAATCAACAAGAGGCTACAAATGCTTTGACACTTCCGACGATGAAGTATTGGGCATGGTAGATGAGCCAGCATGTCTTGCTGAAGATGCAACAAACATATGGAAAGAGGTTAATACAACAGGGAGCAATCCAGCACCAACAGAGGGCAAAGACTCTATATTAACAGAATACCTACCTAATGTAGAAATAGATGGGGTTACTCTTACAAACCAAGACACACCAAAAGACACCTTTTTAGACGGGACGGATCTTGGTTGGAATCCTTATGGAAAAGTTGGAGAAACCGATCCTTTGCTTTTTCCAGATTTTGAGCAAAACCTCCCCTCTGTTAGTAATGATGATTACCTGCCTTGGTATTGGCCTCAAGATTATTCTGGCCCTACAAACGACGAAGCAGACCCATTTCAGTTTAATAGGGTGGGTTCTTTGCACCAAGCGGATGCTGGGGCTTGTGCTTTTTCTGGTAATACTCCAGAAGATGAATATTGTAGTAACGACTCTGGAGGAAACACAGGCGATGTAAACAAAGGAGATTGTGTTAATGGTGGAAATACTTGGGGAAAGGCGGGGGATGAAGACTCATGTTCAGCAGGTGGTGGAGAATGGGAGGCCATATATTCGCGCGATTCTGGCTATTTAGATATATTCCCATGCTGGGGTTATATCGAATATGAACACACGGAAGGTGGAGCTAACAAGAGCTTGCATGGTGAATGTACAGAAAACAAAGTCTCTGGGCCTGTTGTAGTCACACCCCAACCAGCAGACAAACAAGCTTGTGAAGCATTGGGAGAAGACTACTCATGGCAGTCTGAGACTCCGCAGGCTATTGAAGCAACCAATCCACTCCTTGATATAGTAGACAATACTGTTGAAGGTAAGCCAATTAAAGGCTTCGCTTGGGATGATGACCCTTATAGAGACTTTAATCCAGTAGAAGGTGTTTTTAGTGGAATAGAGTGGTGGAATCCAGCACTTGGCATATGCGAAGATCCTGACACTGGGGCTGCACAAACAGACTGGGAGAACATGCCAAATATATGCGAATGTAACGTCGAAAAAAGTGGCGCAGAATCAGACTGTGCGACAATAAGACTGACTGATAAGGGCTTATATAAATTTAGACCCCACTGTGTGGCGTGGAATGCGTGTCGTGATCCTGATGGTGGAGACATAACCGATGAACTCGGTACGCTAGCTGGCTCAGGAAATAATATAGCTCATAGCGCATGGGGATGTCAGTTTGGATGTTTTAAGGTTGAAGTGGATGCTAACGGTGATCCAGCAGACCCACCAGTGGCAGAAGGGGGAGGTAGGTTAGTAGCATTCTATACAAGAGACTTCGAGGATACAGTCACTAGCACGTCCTATGTTAGAGGTGACCCCGCCACAAAAGATCACGATAAATGGTCATCAAACCTAGCCAACGGAACCGTCCATATGGTGCAAAGCGCGCAAGACTGTGTGGATGGTGGAAAAATGCTTACCCCCGAAGTAATAAGAGACTCTTTTAGAATTAACAAAAATGGCGACATAGCAGAGAGTGATCATTGTGATATTAATACTGAAGATAACCCTACCGAGACAGATTGTCACACAGCGCAGTGTGCTGGAGCTTTCGGCAAAGTACAGGCTGATTGTACAGGCGCTGGAGAAGCGTGGAAACCATCCGGGGGAAATTGGGTAAAAGGAGATGAAAATGACTATGAAAGCGGTGGCGGTCTTTATTCAGATGAATGCATAGCTCTTACTTTTAGATTTGATTGGCAACATGGCTGTATAGCTACAACGAAAATTACAACACCGACAGGCTTGGTGTTCCCAGACGGTAGTAGAACCGATGCGGTAACATATAAAGACTGTGAAGAAAAATACCCCGGCGAAGCCGAATGGAAAAATATTCCTGAAAACGTATTTCCAGATAATGCTACCGACGCCGCTGGAGCCTCTCTTGGCTACGCACTTAAAGACCCATACTATGGCATAGAATTAGCGCCAGAAGATATTCCAGCACCGGGATATGTAAAAACAAGACAGAGACTAAAAGGCGACTGCCATATGTTCTCGATTGAAGAAAACGAGGGTGTAGAAGATACAGAAGATCAAGGCCCGCCGGGAGATGGTGATGGTGGCCCAACCAACGACCCAAGAGAATGTTACCAAAAGGGTAGTCCAGCTACCGATAAGGATCTTGAAACAAGAGGGAGGATGGTCTACGCACCCGTAGATCTTAAGAGCGGAAGAGGCTTGCCTCTAAAATGTAGAACTTCAACCATTCCTATAGATTTAGGACAAGTTGATTATTATGGTGGCCCCAAACCAGAACATAATGATCCCGGCGAGCAATTCCAAGACTTCCATTATGCAACAGTAACAGAATTAAGACATGCTGCGGCTAGTAAAGAATCTTGGCTGTATTTTATGAGAGAGCTTCAGCCGTACCTTCCCTGCCACATGTATTATCAAAATCCAGTCCCCGGAAACTATTGGGGAGATTGGTGTCCAACGGAAGACGATGTTATCATAGAAGGTGGAATGAGCGGGGCGCATGTAGATGCGGCAAATGCTTTAACTGGGTTTGCTGGAAGGGGAGTGCATGTTCCTAGCACCAAGCCCTCCCCCGGAAAAGCAAAGGCGACTGTTGGTGAGCCATGTGGAGATCCTAGTACGAATACTGTCATGTCAGTGTATGAGAAAACGAGCATGATGGTAGACCTTGCGTATAAAAAGGTTGCACATGTCGCTACCCAATTCTACGGAAGAAAGTATTTAGTGCCGCTTCCTTTTAATCCACCATCAACCGTAACATGTACAAACCCAAGCTATAAGGGTAAAGGTGGTTGCGAAGATGCTGGTTTTGATTGGGGTACACACGGCCTACAAAGCGAGTGGTTCCACAAAATGGGCGTTGGAAGATGTACAAATGGAGTAAGCCCCGACAAATACACATGTGAAATAATCAACGGAGATATATGGATTGAGCCAATCCAAGAAATTAATAGATGGGAAGTTGCAACTGCTGGATGGCCCGGAGGGGATATAGAATATAACTTTGGTAGTCAAGAGTCAAAAGCTGTTAACGCTGGCTATCCACAAAACATGAACTTTTGGACTGATGACGGAAATTTAAAATCCTTTGTTATATTCCCAGAAAAAGAATGGCAAAGATTCTCTGGAAATGCCGTACCCGTGAGTTTTAGTGCTTTTGATGCAGAAAGTTTTTACCAGACGACATTTAATGCTGGCCCTCACGATAACTGGGGCGGCAAGGTATTTGTGCCTACACAAATAGACCCAAAAACACACTGGCTAACAGAGAGGCCAGATTGGGAAGTTCACCATGAGCTTCAGTATAAAAAATATTTAGCTGGTAGTCCTATGGAACTCCCCAAGGGGGGTGAAACCGCTGCTGAACTAGAAGATTTAGCAACAATTGCAGTGGTTGGGCCAAAACCACCAAAAGATGTAAATACCGGAGATCCAGTCGCAGACGCAATAACAAACGCGAACCAAAGTACACAAAGAGTATTAAACGAAAGACCCGTGGTAACAAAGGGAATAACTGGAGCATTCCCTAAAGAAATATTAACTGATTACGCTGCATATAAACCATACGCGCTGGTAACACTTCCAGCAGCCGCTCTTTATTCACAAACGGATGAATCTAAAAAGCTACATGATTCTGTGGGTGGCGAGAAGAACCACATGTGCGTGCCTTTATTAAATGCTAAAAATGCAAACAGCTTGTTGCAGGCATGGTTAATGGGCTGGGATCCCCTGAGTATAGCAAAACAAAACATTGTGGCTTGGGGTGCTAGGATCATTGCTAATAGTAGTGTTGCGCCTGATATGAAGAAGGGTTCTTTTAAGGCGGCTGTATATAAACCTTGGCATGCAGCCGTTCCTCAACAAAGTAGACACTATAGGTGGGGGGCTTGGGCCGCAGGTTGGGACTTTGGAAAACCCGATTTCCAAATAGATGAAGCGTTCCATCCAGCAGCTTTTGGTGGGGAAAAGGAAATGGGAAAAGCTGCTATGGCAAGGGTCAAATCTACAATTGGCAAGGCTCAAAATAGAACTCAAGAAACCGGAAATATTCAATTAACGGGAATACCAGCTTATGCTTTTGGGACGCAATTAACATACACAAACGCTGCTGGTGAAATAGTAAAAGGGCCGTATATCACAGACGTTAGTGTTCAGATAGGAACTGGAGGTTTAACAACAACCTATAACTTTACTACAAACAGAAAATTTGGAGATCTAACAAAAACATATGAAGACAGAATAAGAAAAAGCCAGAGAGATCTTCTTGCCAATCTTGCAAGAACAGAAGAGCAAATTAAAAGAACAAAACGTGGAATAGATCAATATCAAACAGGTAAATCATAATGGCTGGAAACCAAATAACATACGCTGGTCAAGGCGGCGCAGAAGATAGAGAAAAGACCGACTTAGCTGATTATAGCCATCTGATGCTATCAAGTATGTATAGCGTTAATGCTAATCTTGTTGCTAGAGATGGTCAAAATAAGGTTATGTATTGGGATAATCATCCGGTTGAGGGTGGGGGGGCAATGAAAATATTGGACTCCACCGCAACAACCATGACAAGCCCAGCGGTTACCTATATGTCTCAATTTGGAGGGGATGACTCTTGGAAAAAATCTGCGGGCATGTCTTTAGATGGTTTGTTTGTGCCTTATGACACAGCTTTCAAAGTAAGAAACGACGGCGGTAAAGACTCAGACTTAAATAGACCATTAGATGATACCGGATTTCCAGCTTTTGAAAGACCTTATAGCACAGCTAAAGAAGGCGGTGTTGATGACCGCGTTGCTTTTAAGGAAGTTGGACAACATGAAGATCTAGGTGTCAACGCTCCGGGGCCAGCTTTTATTACGTCTATATCTTTAAATCCGTTTGCTTCTGGTCACTTCATTGCGCGGCTTAATAAAAACGAGACACTCACAAATCCAAGTCAGGTGGCTGTTGGTGGTGGGTTTTCAACAGACGTTGCAACGCTGGTTGATGCTCCAACAAAACAAAAAAACACCGCAAGGCCAATAGGACTTAGGGGGCCAATGGTAATGGCTGGTTGGGGCTATGATATATATGAAAACCCGGTTCCCAACCTTAGATTCGATGCTGAGTATAGGCATAATGAGCCGGGGGCTGCGAATTATGGAAGACAGCGATATGTTCCACCCCCGATGCAGGCAAAAAGCGTGTCTGGTATGCAAGAAGACCATAAGCACTTTATACCAGTCCACATGAGAAGACCTGACCAATGGAAGGTTGGGCCTGTTGATTTAAGATGGGATCACCAAAGAAAGGTTTGGGTTGGTGGTAAACACAACGGTATATATTTATCTAAGGCTACTAAGTGTATATTGCCACAAGCTGGTCTAGATGGAAATAATTCATTCAACTTTGGTGTTGGTGGAAATGTAAATGCACCGGGAAGGCTTTACAGAAACCCATGCCCAACACATGATTGCACACACACTTCGTATTTTCCAACAAGTATATACTATCCAGATATTGAAATATACGACCCAGAAGACCACAACTGGTGCGGTAGATGTAGAACTTTGGGACACCTAACTGCTTGTTCAGATTTTAAAGATGGATGCGCACCCTTTTATGATGCTATCATATTAAGGCCAATTGATGAAGTGGTTGGCAAGCCAAACACGCTTACTGAATGTACTGATAAGTTTAGAAAGGTACAAGGTGGAGCGCCCGGATCAAGAAGGGCTGGAAACCCGTGTCATGGATGGGGTTCTAGTTATTTTGGAGAAAAAGAGTTTGTTAACAGAAAAATTGGTGAAGATAAAACTTGGACGCAGCATGCAAAGGCTATGATGTACGAAAAGATATTTATCGAAAATCCTCTAGGTCAAGGCTTAATGGTAGGGGATGCGTTTTTCAGTTATGATACTGGTAAGAGAATAGTTTATGAATATGAACGAATGATTGATCCTAGTTGTGGTCAAACTTCTGGAACTACAGTAACAGTAAAAGAAGCAATACCTGTCCATATAATATTGCAAGCGGAGTTTTACGGAATGGAAATTCTTTCACATGCAGGATGCGATAGAGGTGAGATGGCCGCTTGTTCTAAAAAATTCTTCGCCCAAGGATTTGCTACGGCAGAAGACTGCGGGCCTGATGATGACTATCCACAAACAGCAGGACTATAATGGCAATAGGCGACCCTTGGGACACAACCTATAACCCTCGTTATAGTACATCCCTTAAAAATGAACGCACTGGCATGCCATCATGGATGCCAGATGTTTCGGATGAAGTACCTCAAGATGACCCCCTTTCTTTACAAGACAGGAGGAAGGGGAGGTTCTGCACAGAGGGGTGTGGTTGTATAGACACAGGGTGTAGCAATCTAGCAGGCCATAAATGCACCCTTCCTCCTGAGATAGCCGTTACAATACTTAGAACACCAGATGGCAGGTGGGAAGCCAGAAGCGATATTGAAAGTGGCGTAGGTGAAGTCTATCATCTTAAATATTCTAGAGGCGCTTGGAGAGGTAGTAGGTGCTGTTCCCACAATGCAGATGGGGTTCTCGATTATGCCTGCGATCCATGTAAAGTAAGCACCCTTCCAAATGGAAAACCATCCGAATGCCACCATGCTAATAATAAATATAAAGAATTAGATAGTAGTTATCAGGTAGGAGACGGCTTCGCTCCAAGAGATGAATATAAATACGACAAGGCTTTGACTGGAGATGTGTGGCCAAGAAGGGGTGTAGACACTTGGTTAGTACCAAAAGGGTATAATGAAACCCTTCCTACTGACGGCACTGAAATGCTAAAGTCTTCAAAGAAGGTAGGGCTATATACGGCTTGTTTTAATGGGGATGGTGTACTACAAGAGTTTAGCGGGGCCATTCAAGACGATCCTTCATGTAAGGCTGTACATGGGCCAGACGCTTATTGGAATCAATATGAGCCTGATTGGACAAACAACGATGTAACAGATAGAGATCCTGTTGAAGATTTAATTGGTACTGAAGTACAACAGACGCAATTTTCTGCAAACGTTGCTTCTGCTCGCATGAACATAAAAGTAGCAGAAAAAAGAATAAAAATAGACGAAGACAATCTTCTTGTTGGTTATAGCATACAAAATGGAACAGACGAAGAAGTAGCTGAAAATGTTGCAGATGCAGAGATTACTTATTCAGATGTCGGCGCTAGAGAGGGTGGATGTATAGAAGATGGGGCTGTGCCAATAAAGAAACGTCCTTGGTGTAGAAATTCAGCCACAGGAAAAAGAATACGGCAAGAGTGTACCGATACATCAAAAAGGAATAAAGAAGACTGCGAACACTTTGGATGCAGCATTGATGGAGGTTATGACAACCCAGAAAGCTGTTCAGCCGCTGGAGGGACTTGGACTGGCGAAAGCGAGGCAGAAACTTGGCTCTATGATGATAAGAGCGAATGTGAAGGTTTTGGCGCTTGCTACCCTCCCGAAGAAACAGGCGTTTCTGGTATAGCGGATCTATCTGGAACTCCATTATCACCCTATTGTGCAGTAAAAGGTTCCTGTACTAAAGAGGCTGGCATTTGCGATATAGATACCGATAACAACACAACAGAAGAAGACTGTACAGAGTTGGCCTGCTATTCAAACGATGTTAAAACAGGAAAAGATGAAGGGTCTTGTACGGGAACCGGAGAGCTTTGGACAAATGGAAACTGGGGCAGTAAAAAAGTATATACTAAAACTAATTGCCTCGCTATTGATGGAGCCGAATGGGTAGAAGAAACGCCATATGAATCGGATGGCTACTGCCTTGATGAGATAGGGCATAAAGTTCCACCGGGAGCAATGACAGAACAAGAGTGTAGAGATTCGGATGCTGAAACATGGATAGAGCCTTGTTGCGAAAATAAAAAGGACTGCGAAAACGTTCATGAACGAGACGCCCCAAGTGGAACGGTATGGGTACATGGAAGTAAAGGAAACTGTCTAGAACACCTTGGAAATGAAAAGGCTAAATGCAAAAACTCTGACGGAGAAGACTTTGCTGCTGGCGAATGTAGCTTAGATCCTGAAAATAATACGACACAGCCCGCCTGTGAAGCACTAGCCTGCTATAAGGATGGTGTTAAATTAGATAACACCGAAGCGTATTGCAACGCAACAGGAGAGGTTTGGAAGGGGGGAAGCTGGACTTCCTATTCATCAAAACGCGGCTGCGAAGCAGCGGATGGAATATGGTATCACAATGTATGGATGCCCAACGATTGGGTTGATTGGGAATACGAAAGAAGGTCTTGTTGTGGCGGCACCATCTTAGATCAATCTCATCCTTTCCACACCCCTCAAATTTCAGGGGGCGCTGCCAACACAAGAAAAAATACGGTGTGCTTCACCCCTTATTCAGAAGTGATTCTATCCCCAAGTGCGAACTCTGGCTTTATTGGAGATCTTCGAGGGGCAGGTTGCACCTCTATCGGAAATCAATTTGACAGGCAAATATTCTTTCCAGACACCGAAAGCTATTGGACTATTGTCATTAGGCCGTGCAATTTCTGGGGTTCTTGCATGGAAGAAGGCAAGAAAAGACCAGACCCCAGTCAATTAATAGGACAAGCGGACAATTACTTTGATACAACATGCGGCGAAGAAGTAGTTCTATATCTTCCGGTAGATCAATTCTTAAACTGCTCTAACTTTAATCTAACACTGAAAAGTGAAACCCAATTAAGATCTGGCTGGAAAGAGCCAGAACCAATGTGGGATGAGAGAATGGGAGCGTATGAGTACGGAAACCCCGCAACCAATATTGCCGCAAAAGTTGGAGCAATGGACAATGCCGTCGCTGGGGCTGGGAATATTTCAGGAGGTTTCCCCGGAATACCTTTTTCAACCCAGTATCCTGAATGGTGCATGAATCCAGACGCAAACTGGGATGGAATAGAAGATGGTGGTCAAGGTGGCCTTGGTTGCGATCAGTATGTTTATTATGCATCTGGTAAAGAATTTAGACGGCTTGCCAACGCTAAGGGGGCAGAGGTTCTTCACGGGTTCAATATACAACCACAACCCTTTAAGCCCTCCGAAGAAAAGCAAAATAGGGCCAAGCCCTTCCAGCAAGCCGTTTCTGACAAAAGATATTGGCAGGGGTGCGTAGATCACAAATTGGGCCATAGAAATGGTGGTGGTCATTGGTTTTGGAATTACGGCATAGATTATTTCATGTATCACGATTTTACCGCGTGGGATGAACTTAATGTTGGTAGAGATGGTACTTTTAGCGTTAAGCCGGGAGGTCATTGTGAAAGAATAGCTCAGGCGGCACTCGACTATGTTGATAGTCATGTTGGCTTCCTGAGAAGGGGTGATTGTGGTTACGGAAATGGAGCCATGTGGGTTGGGTGGGTTCCATACGATGCCACAGTAAACGATCCAAGTTGTCGAGAGTGCGAGCCAATATCTAAGGGTGGCTGCGGTAGCGCAAGTAGTTGCATAAAAGAAGACGGCACATTTTACGATGGTGATTGTTTAGAAGCGGACACGGACGCTGGGGCGGCGACTAAATTTTGTTGCGAATGGACTGAAGAATGCTCAGAACAAATATGTACCAATTTATCAGAAGTTATAAAGCCACCCATATGTGATATTAATGCGGGAGCAAACAGTTCAAGGGAAGAATGCGAAAAATTCCAATGTTATGACACCGGTGGAAAGGAATATCATGAATACTACTGCGACAGAGGAGGACACGATAATGAAGAAGATTGCGCAAGGGCTGGTGGTAAATGGATCGGTCAAAAACTTATTAGAGACTTTAACATCGCTTCCTGTTTATCTAAATTGTATGTATGGAGACAGGGCAATTGGTCAGGAGAGGAAGAATGCATATGGAGAGAAGCGACTAATAAAGTTGAATGCGAATGCGAAATGAGCAACACATGTGCTGGTGGCACATGGTCAGAGGGCTGCAACATACATCCTGATAGACTATTGAATGAAGAGTGTTCGATTGTTGAAGATATACCGGAAGACCTTATAGACATTGTTTTAGGGAAGCAGGTGGGGACTGTTGGTGGTCAAGGAAATACTTATCCAGCAAGAGAAAACGAAGTAGTTAGGGTGAGAGTTGATGGGCCTTTAAGTACAGGATTTACCGATCTAAGCCAAATAGAAGGCGGCTTTAAAAAGCCTGCCTGTTTTGCGTATATACCGGAACTTGACATCTTTGGCGAAGAAGTGCCTTTGGTTGATACCGAAGAAGACTGTTATACAGTCGGAGACGCGGCAGGGATAGAAGTTATATGGGGGGCAAAGCCGGGGTTGTTGGGGACTGGAGGGTCAGAGGTAGGCAACTCCATGACTTATTGGCATCACACTGGGCTTTTCCCCAAGGGTGAGATGGTCAGCTATGTTAACGACCATTGCTTGGGAACTTCTCAACAAAGAAGGATTCAGTATGCTAGCAATGATAGTCCAATTAGAATCACCTCTAGAAACCACCTGCTAAAAGATGGCGACCTTGTTAATATTTCCAATGTCGCTGGCAATTTTGCCGCCAATGTTATGACTACAGGAGAGTGGCAAGAAACCCAGTGGGAAGAGAAGATATACAACCAGTGTGAGGACGATTGTGAACAACCAATGTGGCCAGATTCTGTATGCCCTAAAGATTCAGTATGTATGGATAAAAATGGCAATGAAATACCGGGACTAGACAGGCAGGGCTGTACATTAGGATCATGTAAAGATAAAAGAGCAGACGGGTCTGAATGCATTGATGGGGGTTCATGCGAAGCCTCTAAAGATAAATGCGCGCCGAAAAACTCGGATGGTACTTGCCCAGAGGGGTTTGTAAAACATCCTTCTTTTGACTTCTCTGCTGGAGAAACATGTGATGGAGAAAAATTTGCGTGCTGCCTCGATGTCGCTGGCAACGGAACGTGTGTAAATTACCTGTGGGAAAATCCAGAAAGCCAGATGGGGTGTGGATCAACATGGGATGGTAAAGTAGGAAACACCTTTTCAACCTTTTGCGATTCCGACAAGTTTTATGCTTGTGAGGGGGAACGCATACTAGGAAAAGACCCCCCTCCGATGCAGGCTTTTGTAGCTAAAAATGTAACACTTGATACTTTTGATTTATTCACATGCGATAAACATCCAGTTGATGGAACAATACAAAACAAAACAAATTTAGATACTACAGAATGTCCAGACGAAAGTAGGATGGTTTGCGTAAAAAATGCTGGCTATCCCTATGAGGCAGTTGTTACAGAGCCTAAGTGGTCTGTTGTAACAGCAGAGACTAATGACGATAGACATGTTGGCCTCCCTTACATTGAACCCTTTGAAAAGAAAGAATACTGTGTAAATAGCGAAGACAATATTGTAGTTGATCTAACCACGAAGGCAATGTGCCTAGAAGACGTAGAACTTACCAATTATCGCTGGGTTAATAATTATGGACTGACCGAAGGTGAGTGCGACATAGATTCGCAAAACAACAAAACACAACTCGATTGCACAGCGTTTGCCTGCTATGCAAACGATCTTAAAGTTGAAACACTAAAACAACATGAATGCACGGGATACAATAAGGATGGAGCGCCGCTGACGTGGACAAATGGAAATTGGTCAGGCGCAGAAGGAGCGGCAGACAGATGTTCCACCTTTGGAATTTGCACAATTATAGACAATCATTTTGGTATTGATAAGTCTATGTTTACAAGAGACGAGTGCGTCCTGCTTGCCAAAACCTTCAGGCGTTTTTACCCCGATAAAGGTTACACAGACGGAAATCAAGAATATGTGAACCAGTGCTATGACATTGATGCCAACAGAGACAATCATAAATCAATTATAAATAATGCTAAGGACTTTGATAAAGTAGAACAACAGTGCCAAAAAAGAAATGGCAAGTGTTTAGACTTTAATGGCGATGATATTGGTGCAAGTAGCGAAGACCAATGCACTCGTATGGGTGGAACTTGGAAAGCTGGATATGCCAAGACACAATATGCTGAATGTGTTGATACTGAAGCCTTAAAAGATGGCGATGATTTAAACGCTTTTAAAGGCTGCTGGATTCAAAACGACTTTAAATCCAGTAATGAGCTAATGACTGGTGGAGCAATTGAAGGAGGCAGCAAAGGAAAGCCAGCGGTGGGTGTTTGGAAAGTGTGTCCATTCACTGGTGATTTTATCTATTGGGGTCACGCTGCAAATGGAGACGTTGGTGTAGAAGCTGGTTATGTAGGCCACCTTAGCCAAGCAGAACTAGACTCAATGTACAGGTTCGGATGGGGTGGGCCGGGATATAAATGGGAAGAAAGAGCAAACGATTACTATGTACAAATTGAACAAAAGGGCATATGTCCCGTATGTTGTGATCATTTTATGCCTAGAAGCCTTACTGCAACAATTATAGATCAACCAACTGAAATATTAAATCATATTGGTTGCAGAATGGATCCTTGTGATGCACCAACGGCAGATGACTCAGTTAAGATTAGTGATGTAACGGGAAAAGCAAGTCATGATGGCTATTGTTGTAGCGATGCACATCATGGGTGTGATATGGGCTGGATGGGTGGAGATGTTGCTGTTTGTGAAAGTGAGTTTATTGACACCTCCCCCGGAAAATGTGTATTAACGTCAACTGGTGAGACTGTTAATGTGTCCGAGCAAGACTGTCTTGGCCCAGTTTATACATGGAAAGGTGGTATAACTTTTGGTCACTGTCATAGGGACGGAGAATTGCTTGTTGCCTATAGGCAAGATGATTGCGTAGACAATAAAGGGGGTACATTTACGCCACTACCAAATCCACAAAGTTGTGATATGTTCATTAGAACACGCCTTAACGTTGCTGGAACTACAAATTGTAGAAGATGCTCAGACGTATATAGTTCCAGACACAAGATAAAAACTCATGCAGAAACCGGAAATGTAAAATCGAGAGAAATGGGGTTATTGGATTATGCAGGAAATAACTGCTGTGAAGATACTACCCTGTGTGAAAGAACCGTAAACGAGCATGATAATAGACTTCTAAATCGCAATTTTCCTTATCCAAAGTGTCAAGATGTGAGATTCCACATTGGAGCTTGTGGGTCAAAAGACGTAAAAGTAGGAGATGTTGAACATGTCGGAAACGTAAAGGCAACCTGTAGTAAGCTATTTGATCCCTATGGGCAAGAAGTTGGGGTTGATTGGCATTTTGAACCTTGTGCTTGTTTCCCACACAATGTCCCGTATGAATATGAAGGTGAATATGTATACGACGAAGGCAAGCTGGGAAGCTGTGATTTCAATGGAGACGTGAACGAAGACGGAGATGTGGGAGTAAACAATGCTGGCGGGTGTTACACCCTTGCTCATTGTGTAGATGAATTCGGTGTAAGGAACGGCCTTGGTGAACAAGCCTGTAAAGCTTCAGCTACTTCCACATGGGTAGAAAAAGGATTAGGAGCCGGAAGAGGAAGAAAAGACGGCACAGTAGAATCAGACTGTGATGCTAACACCGAAGAATGGAAAAGCGGGGCTGGTGGTTGTGGGCCTACACGAATAACGACAGATGCTGATGAATCCTGTTATGATTTAGGAAATTCTGTTCAGCCATACGACTCAACATGCCCCGGCCTTGGGACGCTTGACGTGCCATTAGAATATGATGGGGTTGTGTGGCGATCAGAATGGACGTTAATGAATGAGGTTGGTTTAAAACAATGCGAAGCAACAGACAACGGCTTTGGGGTACATAGGTTCCACTGGCCTGTACATTGTAGAGCAACTGGGCCAACGGTTCCAGATGTTGATTATATTTCTCCAACAGAAATTGTTGCCGTCAATGCTGACTGTGATGGATGCGATATGCCTCAAATGGGGATGTGGGGAATATTGATTGATGGAGAAGCTAGGGAAACCGGCGTCCCTCATACCGGAAAACGTGATAAAAATCGTTTGTTTCAGCATAGAAATGTAAAACCGCCAACTGCAACCAATGATGGGCATTTTATTAGGGTGGTAATGGGCTGTGGAAACTCTATACCATCAATAGCCGCTTATAATAGTGGCGACGTTGTTGATGGTGGTTTTGGGCCACAGGGAAGCACCAACTATAGAGATAATGGTATTCAAATATGGTCAGAAATAACAAACTGCACATTTACAGATTTCATAGGGTCTGAGGGGTTAAGGGTTGGAAGAGTTGATAGCGGCATTTCTGGATCTCCACCTTGTTTTCCCGGCTTGCCCTGTATATCTAAAAGACAGTTAATTAAAAGTGTACACGGCCCAGACACAGAACTGTCTCCACCGGGAGAACCAACCATAACAGAAAGAGTCTTTGCCTTCGCAGGAAGGTGTATGACGCATCAATATTGCGGCCCAAAGGGGCCGTGTCACGGCACAGAATGCTGTACCTACAAGGGGAGGGATCAAGCCCTGTTTATAAGTGGGCCACTTTGGAACGGAGCTATTGCTTGCTCTCAAGGTGGAGATATTGCACATAGATGTAACACAACCGGTTTTGATCCCCTTCCATCAAAGCCAGCAGAACAATTCACTGTTCACTATATAAAAGACGTTAATCCTATAACGGGTGAAGGAACGCTGGTTGTTCCAGCCTACGCCCCAACATACGGTGGCATAAGATGTGATTATGAAAGTGGAACCCCCGTTGGTATTGGTCTAGCAGAATTAGCAGATGCTGAATTTGATACTTTTGGTAGTTTCTCAAGAAATAACAAATCCAGAAATCCATACTTACCAGCCGGTGGCACAATTATAACCGGGGCCAGAACCTGCACCGAAAAAGCAACGTCGGCTAGCGGTTCTACAGACATTGTTTACACAAACCACCAAGGTATTCCACGCGGAGACAACCCAATAGTTGACCAATATGGAGACAGGGGTCGTGGTGGCGCTGCGTGTCAGTTTATGGAAATAAGGGTTGCGAATATCGCACCGCTTATAACCAAAAACCCAAGGAAGAATAGACACTTAAGAATCTATGATAGATCATCATATGGCTTGCCAAATGCGAGCTTGCTTACTGATATGAACATGAAGCTAAGGTACGATCTACCGCAGCCTTATGGTTTAAAACCTTGGCCTGTCGATCATCAAACGCACTCAACCGCCTATAGCCCGTGGCCTAGAGGAGGCCCACATTCACCCAATCCTTTATTGGGGGGTATACCCACGGAGAGCTTAAGAAAAGACCCTGCTCTTTCCCTTAATCAACCCGGAAGAGTTGGGCCTATGCCAACAATGGATAATCTAAATAGGATGTTTAGATTTACAGAAGAGGCTATGGCAGGAGGAATGAGTACACCCATACCAGAGATATGGCCTTTTGAGCCTGTTCAAATTGACAGGTTTGATAATGTATATTCAGATTCGGATGGAACTTGCATCAATCCTTATTACGAAACCAAGAAGGATTGTGAAAAAGCAAAGCATTTTTGGGTTCCTCAGTTCTTATATACAAAAGTTACAACAAAATACCCTCATGACTTAGCTGATGCTGAGAAGCTTGTAATTAGTGGAAGCGTGGCTTATCCAGCAACCTGTAAGGGGGCAAGGATGGGTTATTGCTCTGGGTCACAAGGTGATGACATAAATGAGTGTAATAAAGGTGAATGCATTGACACCCAAATAATAAATTCAAAATGGGTTCATATAGACCAAGACCTAACTAAAGGTATTATAAATAATAAAGCAGATTGTGATGCCTCTAGCGATCAAAGGGCGATGGCTATCGGCGCGGAAGATGCGCTGCCCTTGGTCTTTAAGCCTAAAGGTCAATGGATTCAAATATTTGATGACCCAAGTGGAGAGGACGTAATAGGAAACGGGGATAAGCATGTTTGTGAAGAAATGTTTGGTGGAACATGGGTTGTTGGAAAAGCAAACAATACAATAGATGATAAAGGTGAATATGAAGATCCACTAAACTTAAAGCCCAAGGAGATACGGTTTAAACAGGAGGGCTTTATTGAAGGCTGTCCTGTTGGTTGTAGATTAAACGGTTTCTACTTACAAAACCCATGTGAGCCGCCGAGTGAAGATTTTCCACAGGGGCAATGTTTCGAGTGTGTGGAAACTATTGTTGTTGACAGTGAAGGAAAAGAAACAAGAGAGATGAAATGTCCTCTTGGCCCAGTTGATGGAAATTACGTTGCTAGAAAACGAGGCTGTCAATATGCTGAATATGACAACCAAAAAGACTGTGAAGAAAACGGGTGGGCTTGGTACGGTAAAATTACAGCCGCAAATGAATTTGCCATTCATCAAGAAATGGAATTAACAATTCATGACGCTAGTCAATTAAGGTCAAACCTAGACGCCTATAAGCCAACACCAGCAGCCGGTATTGCTACGGATTGGGAGTTTGATTTATCAAACACGCCCAAAAGAGTAACCAACGACGGTGGCTTCACAGGTAGTTCTGTTCCTTTATCATCTTTAGGAGCGGTCGCGTGTAACGCAACAAGAGGGGCTGCTTGGCTTAAGGTAGGGAAATGTTTTGATGAGAATGACGAAGAAGTGGACATGACCGAAGAAGAGTGCAGAGACATCACTTCTAATACATGGGAAGAAGATAGCAGTGGAAGTAGGTGTATAGACCTTTCAAGATTAGATCAAGAAATTCCCGATAGCTTTGCTGAAGGCGGCGAACCCACCAATCAAGAAAGTAGTCAGGCTTATGAGCTTTGTGCGATAAGTGATAATTGTCATTTTATACAAGAATATAAAACATGCTTAGGTACTTACTGGTCTGATGCAGGGACTTGTTATAGAATTGAAGATGGTAATGTTACAGAAGAAGCAGCCACAAAGCAGCGATGTGATCGCATCGGTGGTGTGTTTGTTGGAAATCCCATAGGAGGCATAAACAATGCTGATGAGTGCGCTGAATATTCATTAGCTGGAGTGTGTCATGTACAGGGGATGATTGGATCAAAAACCAGCAAGCAAGAATGCGATGAGTTAGGAGGCAATTGGGGGGTAAGCAGAACCGGAACGGCTATTTATAATTTTGAATGTGTAAATCCAACAATCGCGGGAGATTATTACACGCCAGAACATTGCACTGAAATTGGTGGTGGAGAACTTGTTTATAAAGGCGCTCCACAAAGCATTTCATTGGACGAAAGAAAGATGAATGTCGTAACAATGATGGATAAGCTATCGAACTTATCTTCCCCAGAAGCAATCGCAATGGGTCACGATGTTGGCATTGGTCTTTCTCCAAGAAACCATAAGGGTGTTATATACTCGCCGCAGGTAGACGTTTCTATAAAAGAAAATAAAGATTATGATAAATACGCAGATCCAAATTGGCGAGCGGTATGGAGTAGACACGGTGGGGCATTTGATATAATAGTAGGATATCCTCCACCAGAAAATAATTGTAGACAAGGAAATAGCGACAAGCCTACAAGCATGGACTTCTATTTGAATTTCGATCAGATATGTTGCAATGATAAGGGGCCGCTGAACTTCCACAAATGCTCAGACAAATGCTGGCATCACTACATGGGGCCGCATTTGAATGATATGGAATTAGTTCATGGAATACCCGGAAATTCGATACTTCACGTAAACATTCACGAATAAAAGGAATACAATGAAGGGCTTTTTTAACAGTGAACAGGAAGATGTCAACACTTTAGAAAATAGACATCCAAAAAGAAGTAAGCCTCAAGTTTTTGACAAGGTAATAAGTGGGGGCAAAAAGGTTAGGGATTACCCCGAACCAAATGTACCACCAGCAACGCCCTGTCAATGCAAGATGGAGGAAGGTTCAGGAAGTATATTTTGTAATAGACACCAGTGCATAAAAAGTAAATCACTACACGGCTTATGCAAAAATAGGATGGCCTATTTTGAAATGTGGGAAAACGGAGAGGGGCCAATGCAAGATCCATTAAATCAAATAATGGTATCGAAAGGCTACAGAGGAGGCGAAGAAAACGAGGTTCAGGAGCAAACAGGATTTTTTAAAATAGAAAAAGATACCGGATTTTTTATGGGCGATACTGATATACCGTCCGAATCAAGAGGTTTAGGAGATACTTTAGCAAAAATAACTAAGGTCACTGGCGTTAAAAAGGTCATAGATACAGTGTTTGATGCTATCAATAAGGATTGCGGATGCAGGGAAAGGCAAAGTAAGTTAAACAAGCTATTTCCCTATAAAAAAGAAGAAGCCAATCAAAATAAAACAAAAGGCTTTTTCGAGTAATGGTGTATAATAATATAGAATTTAAGCTCTAAGGAGATTAAGACATGGCATCCATAAGTTTCTTTGCTGGAAGCACTTCCATAAATAACCTCTCAGGCTCTGGTCTGGGGTTTTTTGGCGGATCTTTTGGGCAGTCGGTTCAACTAAACAACTGGCAAGACACAACATTTATTACTGACGGTAACGGCACTAGCAATGGTGGTGCTGGTAATAATATGAAATATTCTACCGACACAAAGTCTTTTGCTGCGGGGGTTGTTCCCGCCACTGGACTTCTGTTTATTCCTAATTCAAAAGCTACGTTAAATGTTAGATTTAGCAATGATAGCGCCGTAAGAACGCAAAATACAAAGCTAAGGATATTTGACAGAAACAATAAAAATTTCCCCGCAAGTGGAGTTATTACTAGGGTTGTAGAAATGCTACACCCCTCAGTCTCATATTCCGTAGAAGGATCTGGCGATTCAACTTGGTGGGGAAGCGCATCACATACTGGATCAGACGCACAGGGAACGTATATCGGGTCTAAGAACCCGTCTGCTAGATTACCAGCCGGTACAAATACGGTCGGTGGTAGTGGAATTTATGTTCCCTTGGCGCAGTCTCCGGGGCCAAGCGGTCAATACGCTGGCAACGGATCTGCTAATACAGGCCAATACTATCAGCATGATTGGTATGTCGGAATATCGGCATCACCGGATAGCATTGGAAGCAAGACCCAGTATGGGTTATATGTAGAGCTAGAATATCTATAATAATTATCGCTCTACCAGCCCCGTCAGTTTGGTGTCACCGAACTGTCGGGGTTTTTTTATTCCATATTAGAGCGCAGCCGCAATAGACATTCCATTCTTTAGAGAAATCGTAGATGTTATATTTTTCTTCGGCTACAATTTCGTTATATACATCTACAGAGTCATGCCCACCACCATCGTCCTCGGTATCATCAAACAATATGTATTGAGGCTCTTTTAATAGACTTCTTGAAATAGCAAAGTCTTTAATAACAGACTCTCTTTGATGGTCGCCGTCTAGAAAACAAAAATCAAATTGGTTTGCAGAAAAATTCCTTATCGACTCTTTTATTAATTCGGTATTTTTTACAACCGAATCTACGTTATGATCAAGGAGTTCTTCGTTTTTGACGTAATGCCAATCCGATGAATTGTTAACATGGGGGTGAACAATTAACTGTTTAACATTCTTTGATTCAATGTTTTTATACTTATGTATATCAACAGTGACAACAACACCATCAGGCTGGTGTTCATCAAAGTATTTTTGAAAAACCTCGGTTGATTGACCGATGTGAGTTCCTATTTCCAAGCAATACTTTGGTTTCAGATGCACCAAAGAAGAAAACAGGGCTTCTCTAAATTGACGATTTTGATTTCTGAACAAGCGCGCTTGTTCAGCCTGCATCTTAAGTATGTCAACCATTATTCTTCTTTTTGTGTGTCAGGGTTCCATTTAACCCAACCGCCATCGGGAAGCCACTTGCCCTCTTTGTCCTTGCGCTTGGGGAAGAGTCTTCCACCCTTCTTCATGACACCAAAGGCAAGCTTGGCATTACAACCCGTACACTTTGCTTCGTGATATAGATTGTCATCTACATTTCGGACTTGAAAACGAACATCTTCGCTTCCACACTTTCCGCACATGTTCTCTGCAAAAATTTCTTGGAAATTGGCCAACTGTTGAAAAACTTCAACCTGTGTGTCGCCTTCAATTTCTACGCTAGTTCTTCCAGAAGTATAAGTAACTTTCATTATTCTCTCCAGTTTATCTTATAGCCTTTAATTTTATCGGGAATTTCACCACCATTTTGATAACTATTTAGAACTTTAATCATCTTTTTGGCGCTGTCTTTATTAACATCATTGATGTTTGAATACTCACCCTCTCCTATATTAATAAAGGAGAAAACGTCAATATCTAATTGGTTGCATCTATTGTCTATGAAATGAATTTGTTGACTACTAATTCTTTTGTCAGATTCATATTCGCCGGATGTAGGAGCCTGCTTAACGGCCTGTTGAACAATCTCAACGATGTCTTTCTTGGCAAGCTCTTCTGCCGCAAGACACCTGAGCTTTAGAGCTTTTCTTAAGGCTCTGCCTTCTGCCCTAGTGGACGCCGTGGCAACGGGGTGTGCGCAAAACAAATCATCAGTATTGCCGTGCCATACGTCTGCTACCTCTTTAAAGGTTTTAGCTACGCCACTGTTCATCCAATTAAATGTAACGCTAAAAACCACAGTAGCTCTGCCGGGGCCATTAGTGTCTGTTGCTGGGAAAACTTCCGAAGGGCCAGACTCAATGATGTCACCAAGTAAAAGCTCGGCAACCCTTCGCAGGCCAGCGCATATGGGATTTCTATCCACCAATTCATTAGGCTTAAAGTGGGCCATTACATACTCACCCCATTCATCGCTAAATATTGAGGGTCTATCCTCATCTTCAGCGGGGCTAGCTTCTTTGTCTGCGGCATCAGTTTCTTGTTCTTCTTCAAATACTTCTTCAAACAAATCTACCGCACCGGCGTTTTGCATCGTTACAAAATCTTCGTCCTTAGCCATGATAGCCTCCACTAAATCAACTAAATCTTTTTTCTTTGCGCCATTTGGAATGGCACAATTATGTTCTTCCAAAATTTGTTTAAGCTCTTTTATTGTTTTTTCGCTATACACTATGCTTCAATTTCAATAAGTCGTTTTGTAATAGGTGGAAAGTCTTTTTCGATTTTTTCTAATTGCTCAATAATACTACTAAGCGTGTCTCTCATATTTTTCTGAGAGAGGTTACGAATAATATTCTTGACCCGAAGTATAACAAATCCACGATTGATAAGCAACCCAGCCTTTTGAGCGTCTGAGCGAATATGTCTATCTAGGCTTTGTTGACCCCAAATTGGTAAGAAGTGGGCTGGCCCGTCGATCTCAATGGCCGTTTTTAAGGCCGGAACAAATAGATCAACTTCCAATTTATCGTTTGCTACTAATCCTCGCTTATGAAAGATAACCCCATATCCAGCCTTTGTCAACCCCTCATGTATAAATTTTTCAATTTTGGAGCCTTCTTTGCTTGCTCTACGAACAGCTTCAGCCGCCAATTTGCGAAGGTTTGCCTTCTCTTCCTCGGACATTTCTTCCCATTGTTTTCTTGATAGCTCTGATCGCCTTTCTCGTTCCTCGTCTTCCATGTTGTCCCAGTACGTGGCCATGCCATTACTGATTGCAACCTTTTCGGCTTCCGTTCGTCTCTTTCCCTTTGTGGGGTGTTCATGTCTGCCGCTTTTAATAGCAACGGTTTGCGCTAAACTCTTGTCTCTAAGCGGAACCCCAAGGGTATTTAAAGTTCTACGAATTTTATTGGGATAAGTTTTAAGCTCCTGAGCTATTTCATAGGTGCTTTTCTTTTCCTCAGTATATTGTTCTATGATATATTCTTTGTACTTGTTAATAAAAGCGCTACTCATTTGTAATCCTCACTAATTTTTCTATGTTAAAATCATTTACTATATCGGTAATTTTTCTATTGCAATAGTTTTCTATTGCCCTAGCGTGATCCTCACTCCTTGCTATCAATTTTATGTCTGGGTCTGAAAAAGCTTGAACAGTCATTTCATAAGGCGTGACAGATTTCACTCTTTCTCTAGTCCACTCAATATCCCAAACGTAAAAAAACTTTTTCTTAGTCGCAAAGCATTTACTAAGCGATCTTGCTGTGGCAATATTTGTTGCAATTAATGCACCATTAAAACTCCACACTTCATTAATCGACATCAAAGCAAAATTGGGGTTTAGAACACTTGCGGAAGAGTTTTCAAAAAACACTGTAAAGTCACAGCTTTTGTCTTCCAAGTAGGTGTTTATATTTTTTATAAGATTAAATGATAGCTGACTAGAAGATGTGTCTTCTACCAAGAACCCTATTTGGTTATTTCTTTGCATCAGCCTCTTCTTTGTTTGCTTTATACCATTGTACGGTATGTTTAATGCCTTCTTCAACATCTATCGGGGTAATTTTTACAAAGTCTTTCATTCTGGTTGTGTCCAAAAGTTTCTTCATTTGGCCATCTGGCTTTTCTGTATTCCAAAGTACCTCTCCCTTATAATTAACGGCTTTAGAAATATAGTCAACAAGTTGTTTTATACTGATTTCTTTTCCTGTTCCAATGTTTAATGGTTGAGAACAATCATGATAACTTTGAAAGGCTTGAATAATCGCCTCGGCAGCGTCGTCAACATACATAAATTCCCTCATTGGGTTTCCCGTTCCCCAGCACTCAACTTCGTCTTTTTCTTCTATATTCGCTTCTACAAACTTTCTAATAAGCGCACCAACAACTTTAGTCCTAACTAAATCAAAAGTATCATTTGGCCCATATAGATTGGTTACACAAACAGTGGCTGCACTTAACTCATACTGATCATTATACGCTTCCGACGCTGTTTGCAATATCCTTTTTGCAATACCGTGCGCTCTAATTGTTTTGTTGGGAAGGCCATCCCAAAAGGTTTCTTCCTTTAGTACGTCCATTCCCGTGTCTGGATAAGCGCATGATGTCATAATTGATAGGATTTTTTTAACACCGGTGTATTCACATGCGTGATGAAGATTTAGCCCCATGACCGTATTTGAGTAGAGAATGTCTGCTGGATACATTCGGTTAAATTCTATACCCCCATTATAGCCAGCGGCGTGTATACAAAAACTTGGTTTATGAGCAGTCAAGAAGTGTATTGTTGCTTGAAGATCATGAAGATTTACTTCCCTATGCTTCAAAACAAGTGGGGTAGCTCCCTTTTCTGCGATCTTTTTGCATATTGCCGTGCCGAGAAAGCCCTCACCGCCCGTTACCAAAATTGTCGAACCTTTAATATCTATCATGAATATTGATGCCTTATCTGTAAAATAGGCGTTACCTTAATCAATTCTTGTATACCGGTTTTCATGTCTACGCTGCAAGAGAACCCTTCGGAATCTAGCTTATCATAACTAACTTCGTAATCTCTTTGGTCGGCATCTTCACCAATTTCTTCATAATGAACAAAACATCCAGTATGCTCCTTAACATACTCCGCTAACTCCCTTTTTGTCCAATTGAGATGGTTTGCCCCCGCGTTATAAACCTTGTGCTTCCAGTTTCCCATATTTTCAAACCCCATCGTGAAAGCCTTAGCCATATCACGAACATGAATAAAGGTTCTGCGAAAATCTGCCTGAAAAATAGTGAGCATCTTATTTGTAACTGCCTGATAAACAAAATCATTTACAAGCAGGTTCACCCGCATTGATGGGCTAACTCCAAATCCGGTGGCAAAACGGAAAGAAACGGCGTTTTCTTCGCTAGATACCATTTCCTCTGCAACGCGCTTATTTACGCCGTACTGCGACACGGCGTTTAGTGGGGACTCCTCTGTGCAAATCCCCTCTACCTTGCCGTAGACGCTGCCTGTGGACGCATAAACAAGCGGTACGTTCTTAGAATAGAGGTTTCTGGCATTGATAACATTCATTGTTCCTTCAACGTTAACAACCTCTGCTAATGCTGGTTGGGCGGCGCAGTCTGGAAACCCTACAATTGCCGCTAAATGGATAATCGCATCGCACCCTTTAACCGCTTCGTTCATCTGTGCAGAAACAGTTACGTCTCCGTATTCAAACTCAAAGTTTGGGTTTGTTGCCAGTGGAATGATAGCATCACACTGTCCTCTATTAAAGTTGTCCAAACACTTAACCTGATATCCTTTATCAAGAAGCTGTCGGCAAAGAACGTTTCCAACATACCCCCCGCCGCCTGTAACCAATATTTTTGCCATAGCTATGTGTCCTGTTTTTCGTGATCTAACGTGCTTATATATAATAACCGCCTTGAGGTTATTCGACCCATCCTTCTTCTGGAAGTTCTAATTCTGGGCAGTCATTATAGTTAACTAAAATTTCTTCGTCCTTGTTTATTGACCTCAAAGTAATAAGCTCTTTGTATTGATTGTTTTCTATCAGCATGCAATTAGCATTGAGCTTTGAGTGATTAAATTTATTATTTGGAATTAGGTTTATCCATCCGTGTTCTTTGTGGTTGAAGTGTGTTTTTTGAATAGTTGTTGATTCTTCAATGTCTTCGTTGGCAAAAATTCCAATTCCCTCAATCTTACTCGGTCTTATTGAAACACACTCTGCCATTTCAGATCTAATATTTATTTCAAAAAAAGACTTTATTTTTTTCATAGCTTTGTTCTTACCACTATATTTTGTTCACATTCGCTGAAAATACCTTTGTCGTGAATAATCTTGGGGGCAATAAAATGTGAGTCTATTTTATCGTGAAAAAATTTAGACAACTGTGAGTCTATGGGGTTAATTGGTTCTAACCTAGTTATGATGTCTAAGATTTTTCTAGAAATTATAACTCCGTGCAATCCACCAACCCTAGTTACTTTTCCTACTCCTATAGACTCTGATTCTTCCCATATTTTTTCTACGCGGTCGTTAAATTCATCGCCTTCATCCCCAATCCACCAAGCTAAATAAAGCATGTCGTAGGTTATTTTTTCAATTTCAGGCGCTATTCTTCTAACTACTTGATCAAACCTCTCGGTAAAATAAGAATCATCTTCTAAAAACAAAACCTTTTCGTCGCCATCTTCTAGGGCTTTTTTTGCCATAGCCTGATGTGACAAAAATGCATTGCAGTGTTTTATTTTCTTTATCTTTATCTCTTCTTCTGTGTTTGTTTCATGGCCACCATATCCCCAGTTGTCAATAGGCGGGTTTTCTATGTCTATCTTGTCATACTCTTGCAAATCAAAAATTTTACCCTCGCCAACTAGAAAGCGATTAAATTCCAATCCTTTGGATTCGCACTGCTGCTTTAGATCAACCCAATGCTCTTCCCTCTTGTCTAAACACAGGCAGTACGCTTTTTTTATCCCAAACATTATATTTTCCCCAAAACGTAGCTGGCCAACACTTCTGTTGTCGCCCTGTCATTTAACCAAACATAAATTTCATCTCTGTAATGTTGCCATAAAATTTCGTGAAAGTCTTCAAGCTCTCCGGGTTTGTCTTTAGCAATCACCCCACAGTGAGGAAGCGCCTGACCTCTCCAGACCCCTTCTGAAGGTTTGGCCTTCCTCCCAGTATGTTTCTTGCTTGCAACAAAGTCTTCTTCGGAAGATCCCAAAGCGTGTGCTTAGGACAATTTTCTATATCAACAAAAAAGGGAATAGAGCCATTAGCTATGATTTCATAATGACGGAGGGTATCCCAGCCACCCTTTTTTGAGGTGTATGAAAAATAGGCTGTTTGGTACATATCATAATAGCTTTCTTCCGTACCATATATATATGTAGACATGTATGAGGGGTCAACAGATTGATTGACCGGTATTAACGGAGCAAAGGCAACGTTTCTTTTTGAGTCGTCTAGTTGTCGTATTTTTTCTTTAGGCATGGCAAAAGAAATTGGGTAAGCATGCTCTTCATGGTGATCTTTCATTTCTCTTTTGTAATATGTGCATAAGCCAGCCAAGTCCTGATTTATGTATTCTTGATCCCAGCCGTCTATAACTATTAGCTGATTTTTTTCGTATCCTGCTTCTATAAAAAAATCTAGTAGCTTTTTCAAGTATGCATCTTGTTTGTTCATGGTGTGATGTATGGGGATAACTACTGCGTCATATGCATTTACATCATCTGAAGAACTATACGTGTACTCTTCTTTATCAAGAAGGCCATACATGGTAAAACCCTTGCCCCAAATTTCCCTAAAGCGTTGTGGGTTTTTCTCTTTTTCGCTTTTATGATGCCACCATAAATCATAATCTGTATGAACATTTTTTCCTAGATTTTTGACCAAGCCATGAAATATCATGTCGGATTGATAATCTGACACCATGTTTGCCATATTGAGGTCTATTGGCATTAGAGGATTGAAGAGTATTTTCATCTTTTTATTCTTGAGTCCTTAACGGCTTGTATAATCGCTTGCCTAGAATTATATCGCGGAACCCACCCGATGCTTTTTAGCCTGTCGTTATTAACCGAAATTAATTTATTGTCGCCTTTCCAATTGGCAGCATCCCCAAGCCATTCTATATCTTTAGAAACACCTAAGCCTATCATTACTGATTTAGCAACCTCTTCGATGCTAATTTCGTCATCAGGAACTATGTTATATTCTAAATCAACATCCTTCTTCATTGATAATATCATAAGAGCATCAACTAAGTCGTTTATGTAGCAATACGGCTTGGTAGACCCCGGCTTGCTTCCTAAAGCTTCTAGCGTGGGGTTATTTAGAACCTTCTTAATAAAATCATAAACAACCCCGTGGGTTAACCCACGACCAACAGTCGCGCACATACGAGCCGACACCCCGCTTATTTTTCCTATACTGGTGTAATACCTGAGTATTCCTTCGGAAGCCTGCTTTGTCATTCCGTAAATAGAAGTTGGTTCTGTTTTGTAGGATTCTTCGTATCTAGGATCTCCAGAGGGTGGAGGATTGAATAGCCAATCACCATAAACGATTACGGAAGAAGCCAAAACAACCCTAGCGTCTTTAGGCGACCACTGGCAAACCTTCTGTGTGCTTAAGATGTTGTCTTGAATGATCTCGAAGGGTTCGTTTCCGTCCATTTTAACGGTAGCCTTGCCAGCAAGATGAAATATATATTCCGGCCTATGCTTATTCATTACGAATTTGAGACATTCAAACTGAGCATCAAAATCGTCAGTAAATCCTAAATCACATCTGTACGAATGGCTTACAAAAGGAGAGACAAAGTTTTTCCTGCTTATGTTGATTATGTCTCCAAAGACAAGCTTATTTTTGTATAGCTTTCTAATTAGGTTTCTTCCAACGAACCCATTTCCACCTGTAATTACAACTGTCATTTTAATCCCCAAAGTGTTTCATCATTGTTTCCTCGCAAAGGTCTGATTCCCGCTTTAAACCCAATTCTGAAAATATTTTAGCAACTCTATGAAAATAGGTATGGTTTTGTGCAACTAGTTCATAACCAGCTTTTATGTGTTTCATTCTTTTTTCGGGATTTTTAATGTAGAAATCAATTAATTGCTTAAATTCTTCAGGAGTTTTTGCAAAAAGAATTTCATCATTAGTAAATACGTCATTGGCCATAGACTCAACATAGTCAGATATGCAAAAACCCCCGCTCATTAATATTTTAAACGGTCGTTCAATTATATCATATCCAAAATCTTGAGAGTGTGGTTCACTTATATTTGGACAAACCGTAGCAGATGAAAATAAAGCTCCGACATTGTTATTATCAATTTTTCCAAGATGTTGACATACTGGCCAACTAGAGCCGCTAAATATTTTTATATTATATTTGCCAACTGGATTGCATAGACTAATCAAATACTTATCAAGGTTAATAGCCTTGTATGGCCAATACCCACCAACAAACCCTATGTCACATTTAAGAAGGTTTACTGCTTGCTGGGGATAAAAGTCAAATATATCAGCGGCATGCATTAGGGAAACGGGCCTAATGCCTATATCGTTCCACTTGCCGTGCGTCTGATTAATCCAGTTGTCATGGTAATGATTGTGAACAAAATCTGGTTTTCCGGTTTCTTTCTTTAGTTTTTCAAGTAGTTTCTTTTCTTCTTCTTGGGCTACAAGTATTGGATATTTATCAAGGTCTATATCGTCTTGTATATCCCCCCAGTCAGAGGCTCGCAAAACAACCTTCATATGGGGTCTTTCTTTAATACACTTAAAGACCGCTTTATCTAAATTGTATGTTTGACCCATAAAAAGATCTGGTTCAAACTCGTCGAATGCATCAAAGGCAGACTCTTGGTTTATTTCCCACATTCTTACCTGATGTCCTGAGTCTGCAAAAACTTTACCCCAAGACATTCTTATGTAGTAATGCGCGTGGGGGCCGTCACTTGAGATAAGGATTTTCATATTGTTCTACCGCTTCTTGAGCTTCGTCTTGTGTGTAAAATGGCCCCAGCTTTATTTTAACTTTTCCGTCTAAATAATACCAAGCGTACCATTTGTAATTATTGTTTATATACGCCCAGTAAGTTGAATAAGCCGTCATTATAAATCCCTTAGTGAATCTACTTCTCTTATTAACATCCCTTTTGGCTCTTTTGCTTTTATAGAAATTCCACTATTAATAATGATGTTAAACAATTCAAAAGGATACAGTTTATTACGTCTTCTGTCTGAACATAGGTCTTTTAATGCGTCAAAAGGGGCGTCTTCAAAATATGCTATTTGACACCATTTGCTTGTAAGTCCATAGGCAAAATTTGTAACGTCGCCATTAACAATAGTGACTCCAATCTCTTCATCTTTAAATCTAGACTGGGAATCTACTACTACGCATGATCCACTTGATGTTAGATTCCTTATTGAATAAACATTAAAAACCAAGTCTCCATATATTATTAACAGCTTTTTGTTGGCCGATGCGTTTATTCCGATCCTTATGCTTTCTACTATGTTTGTTTCTTCGTATTTGGTATTTTCTATAACTCTTACGTTATGTGGTAGGGTTTTCATTACCTTGTCAGACTCAAAGCCAACTATTACAATAATATCAGAATGCGGATATTCTCTTTTTATGTTGGATATTGCCTTTTGTAATATTGTTTCTTTTTGGTTGGCCTTAAGCAAACATTTTGGGCCATATGATTTCATCCTATGCCCGATTCCAGCCGCAGGTATTATCACTGTTAGCGGGTTATCAGGACTTGTTCCAGCACCCTCTTTTTTAATTGCTGATGTAAACCTATTAGGCATATCTTTCCTGCGCTTTTTGCATAACCCTTGCCCAGTTTTTTTGCCAAATTTCTTGGTTGACAATAAAAGAGGAGTTATCTCCTGTAACCCTAACCATTGTTAATGATTTTGGAACGTGGGCTATAATAAATTTTTCACTTATTCGCATCCAAAGGTCATAGTCTTCGCATGTGCGCATTGTTTTGTCATAGTATCCTGTATCTTCGTAGGCGGCTTCTAGAGCCTCCTTGGATATCAAAGATCCGCTATGAACAATACATTCACGAACTAGTCGCTTTTTATTAAACGGTTCTTTGTATTCTCTAATGCTTTTCTTGGTGCTTGTGTGAAAAGTATCGTAGTCGGCATAAACAACGCCGATCATCCCATCGCCTTTTTCAAAAACCGGAACACACTCCGATATTTTATTTTCATACATTTCGTCATCGGAATCTAAGATGGCATAAATATCAGTATCGTTTAGTGTGTATTCTATACCAATGTTTCTGGCTTGGCTTGGGCCGCTATTTTCATTTTTTATTGCTATTACTTTAGTGTTTCCAAACCTACCAGCAAGAACTCTGGAAAACGTTACATCTAAATGTGAATGGGCGTCCTTGGCTGGGTGGTTTATGTAGGGAACAATAACATCCCAAGAGCCATCAGTAGAACCATCATCTACAATGCAAATCTGTAACGGGCCGGGGTAGTCTTGATTTACAGCGCTTTCTATTGCCCTGTCCAAATACTCTTCGTCGTTATAGTTTGCTATTAATATAGTAACCAAAGGAAGTTTCATCTTAATTCATCCCATGTTCTTACAAGAGAGTTTTCTTTACCTGTTTTGTCCATTTCCTCGCCATCTATAAGTTTTTCTTCTAGCGTGATGTCTTTGTTTCCGTATAAAAATTTATGTAAAACACATTGAGCCGTCATTCCATTAATTCCATCGTAGGGTTTTATATAACCAACCTTTTCAAGGTTGTCATTTAGGGCTGAATGTAATACAGAAATTAAATCTTTTGGCACTTCTTTTCCACATTCAAAAATGCTATAAAATCCATTATGAAAATTCGCAAAAACCTCATCTATAATAGCAAGGTTGGGTATGTCGCCTCTTACCCCCTGAACTTTAAAGAGCAGGCCAGAATCTTCCAAGAGGGATCTTGACTTTTGTATGGCTTCAAAATAAATATCGTCATCACAAGTGACTATTATAATTTGTTTAGCCTTGAACTTTTCTTGGTTCAAAATCGAATTAACTGTTACTTCAATTTCGTTTAGACCATCCTTGGCCAATATCAAAAAGTTAACCTTTGGGTATATTTCGTTATTCAGAGCTTCTTTTAAATCTTCGTCTTTGTGTGCCGTTTTCCAAATATCGTTTCTATAAGCAGAACACCAAGCCTTTAAAATAAGAAATTTGTTATCTTCTTCGTCTTTTGCCCCGACAACTTCAATATTTTGCGCCTCGAACTTATCAATCCTACCAAGCAAACAATCAGTTTGAGTTTTTCCCTTCTTTACTGCAAAGCAGCAGTCCTTGCAAGAAGTTAACAACGACTTCTGTTCGGGTAATGAAGATAGCCCCTCTTGGTTTATTTTCATTGTGGACTCATCCCACTCATTAATTTTATTAGGGTCGTTCATTAGGATCTCTCAGCTTCTACTATTAGTTTAATTCCGTTGATGCGCTTTTTGGTAATTTTCAGACCCTTGCTTTCAAATAGTTCACACAATTCTTCTATGGTTGTGTGACTAAGGCGAACATCCCAAGACGATAAAAAATTTCCATGTATAATTTTGTTAAAGGTTGCTATGTCTATTTCTTTTCTATAAAAAGACTTTGCGACCCCGTAAGCGTCTACTGATGTTACAATAATTTTGCCACCGTGCCTTATTTTTTTAATCCACCCGGACAACGCTTGAATGGACTGCTCTTTTTCAAGGTAGTCTATTACATCTTCAGATATAAGTTCGACACATTCTGAATCTGAAACTACTTCGCTTATATCTCTAACATCTACAGATAGATCGTCAAACTTTGTAATTGGATCTATATTGACATAGCCATTCAGCTTATCTTTTTCTCCAACGGTAATTCTAATCTTCATGTCATCCCTTAAAAACTATATTTGATGCTGTGTAAAGTATGTGTTGCCATTTATCTACAAATTTTTCCGCTGAGTATCTGTTTACTATTGTCTTCCTTGCGTTGTCTCCGATTTCTTTTGCCATATCCTCATCGTTTAACAGGTCAACAAGATGTTGTTCCATTTGCTTTTCGTCGTTTGTTATGAAGCCATTAACTCCGTTTTCTATAACTTCTGGAATCATGCAGGTTTCTGTTGAAACCACGGCACATCCGCAAGACATAGCCTCCATTAAAGCCGTTGGAACGGGAGATATCGTTGATGTATTCAAAAATATCCTGCTGTTTTGGTAATTTGACACAAGTTCTTCGGTTGAGGGTGCTGGTTTTGATAACCCCGGAGTATCTCCCACAACCTTATGTGGTAGATTGTTGATTATCCTTTGCCAAATACTAAAACCACAACACCAATCTCTGTTTATCCAATCGTTGACAACGGACAAAATCTCGTCACTTTTTTCTCCTTCTTTGGGGCAAAACAAATCGGTGTCGATTCCGTGGGTAATTACTTTGGTGTCGTTTTTGCTTTCCCACCCCCAAGCATTAATACTGTATTGGGATATAAAAAGGTTTACATGCCCTCTCATGTTTCTAAGTTGATCAAGCATGCCTTCGCCCCATTGGGGCATTGGAAGAGTGTGTTCTAAACTGACCAATGGCAGGTGTAAAACGCTTGATAACTCTACGGCTTTTTGGAATTGACCAAACTTGTTTTGGGAAAGAACTAGATCAAAGTCTATATATTCTGGAATTTGATTGCTCTCAAGTTCTGGGTCAAGAAGGTGGTAGTTGTCTGGAAGCTTGGCGTAGGTTTCATTCCAATCCTTGATGCCCTCGGCCCTATACGCATAGAAATTATGACCAGTTTTAGCCAGCATGCTTTCATAACGCTCATGCGTTGGGAAAGTAAGAATATTTAACTTCTCAGTTGGCTTCCTAGTGGCGGCTCTAATAATATAAGATAGGGGGCTAACTATTGGCATTTAACAGATCCTTTATTAAGTTACCAATGTTCTTATGCGAGTATTTGTGGGCTTGTTTGAGTCCCTCTTGTCGCATTTTATTCAATGCGTCTCGCTTTTCGTAAACGTGTCTCATGCAACTCATCAATTCTCTTATATTGATGGAAGTCCAAAGTTCATTTCCAGTAAAAAGATTGTTAAACGTTTCCAGCATGCCAGACACTGGTTCCTCTGCGCCCTCGATTAAAAATCCCCCGTGGCCAATAAAATCGGCCATTCCCCCGACGTTGGTGCAAATCGGAGTTTTGCCAAATCCCATAGCATCAAAAGCCGGTATACACCAAGCCTCCCCATAGCTTGGCATAACAAAACAGTCGCAACTGTTGTGAATCTTGTATATGTCCTCTTCACTAATAAAGCTTGTTACTATAAGGTCTTCTTTATAATCATTTATACTGGGGAATTTCTTTAGCCCAATTTTAATCTCATTACAAATATCTCTTATCTTTAACGCTGTCTCTTCTTCTGATAGTCCATACCTAGATGATTTAATTAGTATGGATACTGGTTCAGATGGGTCAAACTCAGCGTGAAATGCTGTTATGAAGGCTTCTAGGTTTTTTCTTTTGTTTAGATCTGCGATGGTATAAAAAACGAAGTTGCCCGCTGCGCTTGGAAAATTTGTTTTGTCATACCCTCTTTCAAATTTTGAAAAATCGGAAGCATGTGGAACGACTTTAATTGGAACTTCTACTCCGCTTTCTCTTGAGGCGTGAAACATTTGATTGTTAATAACCCAAGCTTCGTCCATCATATTGATTTTTCTAGACCAGCCAGAGTCGATAAAATTACTAGTCTCCGTAGCATAAAGTCCTATATTCTTGTCGAACTTAGAACTGTATTCCATCATGTGGGGCAAAACATGCTGTATACAAACAGATGCTCCTGAACCGCTCTTCTCTTCCAGTTCGGCAATTCGTTTAGGGATGGTAATTTGTGTTTGATTTAATTTTACTGGACGGGGAACAACATTAATACCAACTGAATCCATAGCTAGTATGTAGTCTGTAGCGGCTTGTCCCCACCCTGTACCATCTCTGTAACAACCCACGTAAAGGACTTTCATACTCTGTCCCTTCTAATTGACTCCCATGTGTTTCTTCTATTACATAGATTAAACATCATATTATACGACTCATTTTCACCAAACGGCTCAAACACCGGCTTAACGAATTTGTAAGAATCTTCGTTTAGGTACGATTCGCCAGTACCTTCGACATACATCCCATAATTCAAGTCCCTAATGAGTCTTGATTCAAAATAAGTATTTAGTTTTTCTGGCTCTCCAAGAACCTCTGTTATTAACCACCTAGCATACTCCGAAGAGGATAAACCAGCAGAAGCCTTTTTAGCTGGCTGGTGAATTCTTGGGGGAGACTTCCAAGTTTCTCCAATTGGCCTTAATTCTATTGAATCAAAATAGTCCCCCCATTTTTTTGCAGCGTCGTCCCACTGGTAATATTTCTCAAAGTTTTTTCTAGATCTTTTCCCAAGACTATTTTGCTTTTCTTCGGTTAGCTTAAAAAATCTGTGCATTATATTAGCAGCAGACCTGTTATCTGGGACAGCCCTGTCGCACCCTGTTTCAAGTTCGTTGTATAGGGCTTTTACTTTTATCGGGTATCCTTCTAGTTTTCTGATAACGCTGCTCATTGCAGAATAGTCAACACTAGCAACAGTAACCCCGCAGGCGGCAGCTTCTACTTGTGGTAAGCCAAACCCTTCGCTGTTTGCATATTGTATATATAGATCAAACAAATTCATTATTCTTGATAGATATTCATAGGACACACCCTTTTGGACGCTTGACAGCCCAGCGGAAAAATTACCACACTCTGGGCATTTTCTTCTTGCGTCAGAAAAGAAAGACGGAAAAGCACTCTTGCATTCATTGCACACATATGTGAATACAACCTTGCTTGAAAGTTTGTAACGATTGAGAAGCTTGGGTATATCCCATCCCAAATCAGGATAGCTAGTATGGCAATATAACAAGACATCGTTTCTTTTGCTTTTGTCCAAAAACATCCTGAAGGATTCAAACAAGTCTGGAAAGAGCTTTCTCCTTTGGTTTCTCATTACAGTCCCAACAAATTTTGTGTTAGGATCAAACCCCATACTCTTCTTGTGTAGCTTCTTATCTGAAACCGGTTGGTAAGCTGCGTCGGCTGATGGGGCTGCGCTACCTAGACATTTTATAACGCCGTTAGATTCATTCATTAGAATGTCATGGCCCCAGTCTGAGTAGTTAAATACGCCGTCAGCGTTTGCAAATGTAGCTAGCCATTGTTCGTTTTGTGGGGCTGCATCAACGGTTGGCATAATAACCCAATGGAAATATGGCCTAAAGGGGGATCGCTCTTGGTATTCAAACATCCAAAAATCACGTATGTCACAAACTATGTCTGGTAGAAAATTTAGCAACACAGATTCAAATTTATATTCGCCAAATTGATTTGTTGGCAAAGACTCATACTTTTCTTTTTCTTCATCTGTCGTTGGCATGTTTCCATAGAACGTCCAAGGTACGGAAGACATTCTTTGATCTTGATGATCTCCATAGCTAGCAAATTCTGCTAATTCATATTTATTTGTAGCGTGCAGGCGAGTCATTACTTCACGCATGTATGTAGCATAGCCAGTATTCAAATAGGTGGCTTCGCCGCAGAAAAGTATTCTTTTTTTTCTCATGTGTTATATTCTTGTAGCAGTTTAATGATTATCTCTATTTTACATTTTATATCTTTTTTTGTACATGACATAAAACTTCCTATTTCAGCATTTGTATATCCCTGAATTTTAAGCTTTATTATAAACTTGTGTTCTTCTGACAAGAAATCTGGAAGATAATGCTCTATGTTTTCTTTGCTATTATAAATTTTATCATGCTCTAGCACGCCTCTAAGGTTTTGGCTTCCAAGCTTTTTCACTTTTTTGTTCAGGGTAGAAATTGCGTTTCTTATACAAACACTTGCAAACGTGCTGAACTTAGCTTTGTTTTCGTCATAAGTTCTAATGGCCTTGAGGAGGCCAATCAAACCGGCCTGAATGTAATCCTCAAAATTATTGTCATCCAAAAAACAAAGAGCTTGAGAAACAACCAACCCATAGTTTTCATGGATCAGCTTTTCTTCAAGCTCTTCTTGTGTCTCTGATTTATTATCAGTTAGCTTCTTGTTTTTGACTTTCTTGGGTGTTGAAGAGTTTGAACTCTTTGACCCTGAATTTTGTTGAGAATCTTTTGTTGCCATTTTTATCAGTCCAAGAATTGTTTCTTGCGGAGGCAACTAAATCAATTATATCCCCCTTTTGGCAATATTTTGATATTGTTGTTCCCCCTGAGTCCCACGCCTCAAAGTCAAAAAAGTTTACACTCTTTTTCTTTTCCCCTGTTTTTTCTTTTCTGTACTCACTAACAGCCAAAGTAAACGTGCAGAGAGTCGTGTTCTCAAAGTCTACTATTTTTGGGGTGTCAGTTAATCTTCCAATGAAACGACAATAGTTTGAAATAGTGTTAGCCATTTTTTCCCTTTTTTCAATAAGACTCAAAACCGATAATGAATGGTATGCAAGCCTGAAGTTTTTGTCAACTTAGTTCTATTACGTCGTCTACAATCATGCCGTCGTCTATTTGGTATCGTTTGCTTTTAGAACTCTGGCCTACTAATATTACGTTGTTTCCTTCGTATAAAATGTTTTTATATTCTTTCCACTTTTCCGAAAAAACTGTGATCGAATCCAAAGCACCAGTGTGATCTTCAACACACATAAATGCCATTTCGACACCCTTCATTTTTCCTTTTTTGGTCACATATTTTTTAACTTCCGATATAGTAACGGCCATCTTAACGCCGTTTCTCTTACCGTTCAAAAACTCTTTAATCGTTGTGTTTGCGAGTTTTGTGTCGTAGGTTTCTACCCTTGAGTATGTCAATGCAACCCCAAGATAATTTTCTTCTGTCCTTATGACCCATTCTGGGTCGTCTTTCATTGAATGTGATGGATTTTCACAGTGAATTACTAAATCGGATATTATTCCTGATCTTCTAGTATTAAAAGCAGCGCCACCCTCTTTTTTAGTGGGCGACATCTTTTTTAGTAAACTTATAAGATCTTTATACTTATTATAATTGTTAACAGCCCATTCTTGCTCTTTTTTTGTTAGACTTCCCCAAGTATCAAATTCATCCAGCATTTGCTTTCTTGATTCTGGAAGGTGGGCAAAAAAGCCAATTGATATTAATGCTACAAGCATTCTTGAGTTAACCCTTGAAGAAACCAATATAAGGAATTCATACCAAGACCAATCAGATAATTTTTTCCCTATTTGTTTTTCTATGGCATTAATTTCATCTTTAAATTTTTCTATTTGCTTCATACCTACAGACTTAACGTCAAGAAGACCGAAATATATCTTGCGATCAATAATATCAGTTAAAGCATTGATAGACTGTATTGAGGGAGGGCTTATGTAAATTTCACTATTTTTAGCATCATTAACAAGCTCTTTTACTTCTTGTTGTGGGTCAGGCTTGCCAGAAGAATGAAGAAGGTAGTTGCAATAAAACTCAAGAGGGTAATGAGTTTTAGCGTAAGCGCTCCAATATGCACAAATGGCATAAGAAACAGCATGGGATTTATTGAAAGCGTATCTACTGGATTTTTCGATCCAGCTAAAGATTTCTTCGGCCTCTTCTTTTGTAAGTATTTCTTTACTAACAGCCCCCCGCAAGAAAGCCCTCTTTACTTTAGCCATGAGGTTTGCCTTTTTCTTACCAATGGCTTTACGAAGATTGTCGGCTTCTTGAAGATCAAAACCAGCAAGCTGCTGGGCAATTTTCATAGACTGCTCTTGATAAACGAGAACCCCTTGGGTTCCTTTTAAGATTGGCTCAAGGGATGGGTGAAGATACGTTATTTCTTCTTTAAGATTTTTTCGGTCAACAAACCTTTGGGTCATTGACTTACCATCCTGAATGGCCTTTAGTGTTCCCGGTCTAATAATCGAAACTAAAGCGGCAAGCTCTTCTATGTTTCGAGGTTTAACACGTTTAGCCCAAGACTTTCCAAGGTTGCTTTCTAATTGAAAGACACCCTTCGTCTTTCCTGAGCATATTAAGTCCCAAGTTTTTTCGTCGTAAAAATCGAGATCGAGAACATCAAATGTGGAGGTTTCCATCTGCAAAAGCCTTTTCAAATTTAATCTTTGGCGCAATACGTCTATGAAGCTTCATAAAGCCTATCATCAAATTTGCCGTGTCTTTGACATCTTGCAGGGCATCATGGGCGTTTTCTTTACTTATTCCAAATAAATCACGCATTGAATCCATGCTCAGAGATTTTACATCGGCATTATTTTCCATCCACATCCAAACGTTGTCCATTACATCAACTCTGTGGATTTTATTAAACAGGGTCTGCTTCCCTGTTTTCTTGTCAGTCGGGCCATATTTTTCACACATTCGCTGAACAATAGGCATGTCGAATCCTACTATGTTGTATCCAGCGGCGACCGGTGCGTAGTAAGGAGTGCCTTTAAAGTTGTACCTGTTGACAAAGTTGGTAAACTTTTTCCAAACAGTTCTAGCAGCGGGAGCTTTGGCTAGCTCTTTTCTTGTTTTACCGTTTACCGCGAGAGCCTCGTCCTCTATTGGGTCTAACCCTTTTTCGATGGCTTCTTCGTCGTCTAAGATAGGACGAATTAAACTTTCAAAGTATCCCTCTGGTTGAACAGTTAGCTTTCTTCCGTGTATAGCTACGGCGGCGATTTGAACTGGCTGTGTCTTGTCTGGATTGCGAGAGCCAGTCTCGAAATCGAATACAATTATGTCTCTATAGTTCATCTAATTTTCCTTCTTATTTCAAAAAATTTATCTAGTGCATCATCAATGTCTTCGTACAATTGACTAAAAAAATATGAATGCACTTGGTATCTAATCTTTCCATTCATTAGTGGATAAAAATCATTTATTCTACAGATAGAAAGACCCTTATACTCCGTATATCTTCCCTCTTCGATTCCGTTCTTGATGTTTTGCCGGTAGCTTTTATTCTGTTTAGACATTTTCGCTTTCAAGTTGATCTCTTACGCCCATAATTTTGTCCAGTAGTGAAATTCCAAGTATATCAAATTTTACATGACCCATAGACTCAAGGTCGTTCATTTCCATTCCCGCTATTTTTTCAGAACCCTTTTTGTCTCTAACCATTGGGCAGACCTCGTCCAGCTTGTGGGAAGATATAACAACGCCCGCTGCGTGTTTTCCCTGAGATTTAAAAGTTCCCTCTATTCTCATTGCTTGAGCAAAGAGTTTGGAATAATCGCCCTCTAATTGGCCCTCGTCATTTAATCTACAATAATCCCTTAGTGTTTCTGGTTGGTTCATCAGAGTCCATTTGATTACCGATGGATCATCCATCTCCGCTAATTGGTCAGAAACTTCGTGTTCGTGAGGTAGGCTTTTTGTGATTGTGTTCATTTCATCAAAACCACAAGCTTCATTCATGCGCAAAACCTCTTTGAGGGCGCTGCGTCCTTGTAGCCTCCCAAATGTGACCATTTGACCGACTCTTTCTGGGCCGTATTTATTTCTTATGTAGTTTATGGTATCGTCTCGTTTTGAAGCTGGTACGTCAATATCAATGTCGGGAAGGGAAATGTGATCATCAGTGTTGCGACCAGCGTTATAAAACCTTTCAAAGATTAGGCCATATTCAATTGGGTCTACTTGGGTTATCCCCACTAAGTATGAAATTAAGCATCCAGCGGCAGAACCTCTTCCCGGCCCCGGAATGTAGCTCTTTTTATGAACGCTATTAACTATGTCTCTAACAATGAGAAAATACCCAGACAGGTTGGCTTGGCTTATAACGTCAAGCTCTTTTTTTACCCTCTCTGTGTATAGCTCCTTCGTTTCTATAGTATTAACTTTTCCAGTTGGGACAAGTCTATTTGTCCAACCCTCTCTGCAAAGATGGCGAAGGTGTTCTTCTTCTGATTGATTTTCAGGACAGGTAAATTGTGGAAGCATGGGGCGACCAAGAATGTCATAGTCTTCACACATTTCAGCAATTTGCATAGTGGCCGCAATTTCGTGTGGTTGATTAACGGCCTGTATTTCCTCAAGTGAGGGAATATGAAAATTGTTTGATTTCATAAACCCACCGAAAGCCACGTCTTTGTTTTCTTGTAGCTTTTTCTTGATCCCACGCAGGGTGGTTTTCATAGCGGAGCAGAGCAGTAGTAATTGATCACCAGCATCTTGTTTTTCTGGATAGTGAGAGTCTGCTGTAGCCACGCTTTGAAAGTCATATTTCTTCGCTATGTATCTTAGCCCCTGTGCAACTAAGCTAGCGGCAGGAGAATTTTCTTGATCTATGGCTTGTATTTCAATGAAGAAGTTTTCTTTGCCAAAGATGTCTCGATATTTATTCGCCAAAGACAAAGCATTTTCCACCCATTCTGGATGAACGTATCTCTTGGCTTCTTCTTCTGTTGGGGCGGCGTAGGCTGATTTTACATCGGCAAATATAACATTGGCCAAGTCGCTTCCAAGATGGCCGCTAAAGGCAATCAAGTCGCCACCTGCAAATTGACCAAGAGTATTCAAATCAAGACGAGGTCTGTAATAAAAGTTTTCTTCATCGTTGCTTTTTGAAACAGCTTGGATTAAGTTGTTCCAACCGTTTTTGTTTTTAGCCAACACGCAAAGATGACTAAGCTTTCTATTTTCTTCGTTCTTAATTGTGCAATCGGCTGGGCTTAGGTAGAACTCGCATCCAAGTATTGGCTTAATATTCTTAGAACGACAAGCTTGCGTAAAGGCCACAGCGCCCGATATGGTGCCGTGATCGGTTAGGGCGCAGGACTCAAAGCCCAACCCCGAACAGCGCGAGGCGACCTGTGAGGGCTTCGAGAGGCCGTCTAAGAGGCTGTAGTGTGTGTGCAGGTGTAATGGTGTCCAATTCATTTTTTCTTATCCGCTAATCTACCACCGCCGTCGCCATAGGTGGTAATTTTGTCAATATCTCCATATTCTTCAACAACTGTGTTTATGCCCTTTTTCACGACTTCATCACGTATGTGTTGGCATAAACTTTTGCCTGTGTCTTTGTAGGGTTCGCTAAATTTGCAAAGCTTCTGACACTTCCAATGCAGATTTTTGTTGGAAAGCAGTCGTGGATGCTGTATGTTTCTTATCTGTTCAAATTTTTTCTTAAGTATCTCTTCTGCCTTTTCGTAATCATCTTCATCAAAAGCCATCGAAAATAAACCACCGTCATTTATGTAGTAAATGCTTATTGAAAATTCACGGTCTGGGTACATATTTTTCAAGGCGTAATAATACAAAAGTAGCTGGGTGTCGCCTTGTAGTTTTTCGTGTGTTTTCTCTTCTCCTGTTGCCCAGTTTATTCTCTTTCCAGTTTTGTAATCTATTATTTCATAGTACCCATCCGAATGTTCTACTATAAGATCAACGGTTCCTTTGATTGCCAAATAACCTTCAATTGTTTTCCCGTCAAGTTCATAAGAATACTTCGCCCAAGGCTTTTTGATTTCAAAATCAAAGAACAACTCGGTGGCAAAAACGTTTTGATTTCTAGGGTCAAGCGCTCCGTCGTTATAAGCTACCGCTTTATCTGCCCATCTTTTGCAAGCTCTGCGATCAGCCTCTGTAATGTTGACTTCTGGAAAAGACGAACTGTAGTAATCAAACGCTATGTCATTAAGAAGCTCAATATTATCACATTCTTCAAGAGATAGCTTCTTTCCTGTTTCATCATCTTCTACAAAGCCTAAACCCTTTTCCATAGCGATTTTTTTATCGCCAAGTGTTTGCATTACCTTATGAGTAATTGTACCCATCAAAGCCTTTTTATTAGTCTTATCTTTAAAAGACAGATTGTATTGTAGGAAAAATTTTTGTTCGCAGAAGTCTAGGGTTCCTATGCTGCTGCTTCTATGGTAACAAATTATCATCTAGCGGTTCTATTTCCGATATGGGCAGGTTATACATATCTACATGAGTTTTAAATCCATTTGTTATATCAACATCTCCAGCTTGCCAAATCTTGGCTCTTGCAAAATAATCTTCAGGCTCTGCCTGCCCTAAAATCCAAATGTTTTTGATGCCGCGATAGGTACGTTTTCCATTTTCCATCGCCATGTTTTCAAATTCAATGCTTGCAAAAATATATAAATCAGGTCTTTGGTGTCTGCTGGTCTTTGCAACCGACACGTCGTAATAATCTAAAGGTGGAACTGTTCTTCTTTTCGTTTTTATTTCTATTCGTGTTTTGTCCTTCCAGATATCGTAATTGTATTTATCGTCGCCGTCATTGCAGCTAATAATTTCTGCATTAATGTATGACGCAACGGCCTCTTCTCCCAAATACCCCGCAAGGTTTCCACCCCCTCGGAGAATTGAATTTCTTATCGCTCCCAATTTTTTGGCTTTCTTTTGGGCGCGCTCTATCATTGAGTAATCCCAAGGGACGCTTATGATCCTTTTGTTTGCAACCATCCCCAGTCCCTCAAAACTTCCATTAGTGATCTGTTGGTTTCGTCTAAGTTGGTGTTTGCGTTATCTAGCACATGATCAAATCCTTCATAATCATTTAATGCCGTTTCGCTTTCGTGCTGGTCATCATATGGAGACCTAGTTAATCGAATAACTTTACCACCGGCTTTCTTGATGGCGTCTGCTTCGTTTGGAAAGCGAACGTCTGGCACAATTGCAAGCTCGGTTCCGCTTTCTAGCATCCTGTTAATACAACTCTCAACCCAAATGTTAGATTTGATTTTCCTGCAAATGTCAGTTCCAAAATACTGCAAGAATTCTCTGGCCGTCATAAAGCCCCCTGAATCCTCACCCGTAGGGACATCTTCCCATTTAATATTTATGGGCGTGTTCTTTTCCTCATCTGTTCCATAGCACTGCTCTTCAGTTAATCCAAACAACTGTATCGAAATAATCTTGAGCGGGTCTGCGAAGCTAAAAGATCTAACATAAGGCCAAATTGATCTATTTGCATATTCAACAAAGTCTGCGTCTTTTCTTTCGATATCTAAAAACCCAAGACCTTCGACCTCTTTTCCATTTTCATCAAGCTGAATCGCATTTACTATAAGGTTGCCTTCTTCGTCCATGAGAAATTTCTCAACTACGTCATGTACCCTGAGTTGGTATCCATGTAAAAATTTGCAGCAGGTGGTTTTTCCACTTTGCTTAACGCCAGAAAATCCTAAAATATTCGTCATTATATATGCTCCTTTATCTGCGGCTTAATTTCTTGATTAATTTGTTCGACAGACATGTCGCCTACGTCTTTGGTAGAAAGTTCTATTTCAATAATATTAAATGTTCTTTCGCACTTTTTGCGTATGGAATTTCTCGCCTTATTCCCCGCTTCATCGTTGTCTGTTAGCAACACCAGCGTAAAGGCTCCAGACGTTTCCAGAATTCTTATTTGTGTGTCTGTAAGACCAGACCCAAACATTCCAACCACGTTCTTTATATCGGCTTCCCAAAGTCTCCAAACGTCGCCTTGTCCTTCGACTAGAATTGCTGTTCTTTTTTCACGAATTTTGTCTTGAGATAACCAATACCCATAGAGCCAAGCTCCAGAGTAAAAATTTTTTGAATTGACCCACTTTTTCCCCTTGTAGTTCTCATGCATGACTCTGCCCACGCATCCTACCATGCGCTCAAAATCATCATCATAAACGGGGGCAACTACTCTATTTCGCATTTGTTTAGTTGAATCCAAGCATACCCCAACATCAAATTCATCCAAAACTTCTTTTGAATATCCCCTCTCTATATAATACTTGGCCGGTCTTTTTAGGGAAGCCCTAACCTTGTCTCGCTCAACACCGTTGGCCTTATTTTTTTCTCGTCTTTGTAGGGCTTTTTCAAACTTAGAAAATGTACTAAAGTTCACGTTTTCAGACTCTTTGTTTAAATCTTCAAAATTAGTTTCAACTAGCTTCATGCAATATTGAACCGTTTGGTCAAACGTAACTTCTTTGTCTTCTATATCTGATAGCAACAATCTAATCAACCCAACTGGCGTATTAACATTGTCTTCTTCACACCCCTGTGTCCAGCATTTCCATAAGCCAAAGTAGGGATGCTCTAAGTCTGTGTTCATGGTAAAAGCATTTGGGTTGTCGCCTTTGTGTATTGGACAGGAACAAGAAATATAGTCTTCAAAATCATTTATTTCAACACCAAACTGCCCAAGTATGGGTACTATGTTTTGAGCAATCTTGTCTGACAGCTTCTTCAATTCTTTTGTTGTAAGTTTTTTCAAAATGGCTTCTCCGGGTCTATCTCTTCTTCTAAAACAAACCCCTCTTCACCACTGTTTACATTATTATCAAAGCCTTCTTTTTTCTTTTTGCCAGCCAAAATGTATTCGGACTTAGTGAAGCCTTCGTCTATGCGTCCGTACTCGCCCCTCATGCTCATATTAATATAATCAAACTCATCGGCTAACCCACCGCCGTGACGAGCTACGATGGGTACTAATTTTCTGTTTCCACTTTCTCCATTATCTTCTGCCGTTTCTTCGTCTGACTTTCTCTTAAAAATAGTAAAGCTACTGCAAAGCCAAATCAAGCGATCAGAACCGCTAACAACATCGGTCGATTCTTTTGTGATTCCATCCCTATTTAATTGAACAAAACTGAGACAGGGAACGTCATACTGAACAGCAAAGTTGTGAAGCTGTGTAATCTGAAATCCTAAAATTTGAAATTCTTTTAACCCATCAGACATTTGGTCTGAGTGCATGAGCTTTAAGTAGTCATAGACAATCATACAGGGGTTGGTTCTTCCGTTTTCATCAAAGCCAACCTTTTTAACAATCCACCTTCTCATAATTGAAAGGGTTTCTTCAAATGATTTTCCTGCAATGGTAATATAATCATATGGAATGCTTTTAAGTTCCTCCGCTGCTTGTGTAACACGTTCTTTTCCACCTTTAGATTTAGAAAAACCGCCAGTAGCAATTTCATTAATCTCAATGTCACTTAAGTTTGCCAAGAGGCGATTAACGTGATCTTCCTTAGACATTTCTGTGTCGAGCATGAGAACTGGTATTTTGAGCTTGCCAGCAATGTGCAAAGCTACATTGTCAGCAAACATGCTTTTGCCAACCTTGGGTCTGGCAGCAATAAGGTCTACGCACTTCCTTCTAAACCCACCCCCAATTGATTTATCAAACCTTGGAAAACCGCTACTTATGCCAAGCATCTCTGCTGGATTTTCTATTAAGTGGTTTATGTATTCTTCTATATCCTCGCTAATGATTACTGGCTTGTCTTCAATTTTGTTGTTTAGCGAGGAAGACAACTCAAAAAACGGTTTTTCTCCAATGCTAATGATTTGATCAACGGTTTCGTCTCCGGTAACATCTATGATGTTGGTTATAACGCGCTTTGCTGTTAACCGAACGTCTCTGGCTATTTCTAATTTTTTGAGTTTAATTGCATGGTTTCTTACATTCTCAATAGCAATGTCTAGGTTCATTATCGCCCTAACGTGTTCAGGCGATATTCTATTTTCAAATGCTGCGTCTAGGCCAACATCTTTTGCTGCACTTAGTATTGATGGAAAATCTACTTCATTGTTAGTTTCAAATATTTTTGTTAGGCAGGCGTATAATATTTGATTTTCTTCAAGCGTAAATACACTCACGCTTATGATGTCATCAACATCAATGAAAGCTTCCGATCCATGCTTTACCAAACCGGCTATGACAGCACGCTCAGAAGCTGTGTTTGCGATCTGCTCTGCCATTAGCCAACACACTTACCGCAGCGATGAAATTGTCCAACTTTGTATTTAGCATTAATTTCTTCCTTCTCGCCGCAAACATGGCAGACTACTTCAACTAGGCTTGCTGGAGGTCGCCTTTGCGTTAAAGGAACATTTGGTGTTTTCAGTTCTGGATCTTCTGAAACCAACGCCTCCGTACCATCGTCAACAAATTGATTTTTTTGAGCCTTAACTGGTTCACGCTTGCCGTGGTTAGTATCTTCTTCTAGCTTTGTAGAAAAATCTAAGTCTTTCGACCGCATCTGCACTGGTGACTGCACGGCTTTTTCTGCGATTGGCTCTTCTGGCTTTCCTCCTTCTGGTTTTCTTCCTTCTGGTTTTCTTCCTTCTGGTCTGATTTCTTCTCCCGTGAGAAGCTTAAAGCCTTGAATAACTTGTTCCATATCATTGCAAAGAATCCCTTCTTTAATTTTATCTATAGGTGTCATTTTTTCTTTTCCTGCTTAGTTCTAGTAATGTGTCTGCTTGTCTTCTTATATCTCTTATGGAATCAGAAAGCAATGTTACTTTACCTTCTGCAAACCTCTTAACCCTCCAAACTTTTTGGACGAAATCATCTTCTCTTATTACAGAGTGTACCTTAACTTCCCATTTGGTATATTTATCAAAATTCTCAGATCTTTTTGCAACTGCGTGGTTTATGAACTCTTCGCACCATTTAAACTTGGCTAGATGTTTGTTGTATACCTTTTGTAGAAAGCTACAGTACCCCTGAACAACAAATGCTTTTTGGCAGCATTCCTCTGGTGTTAAAGATTTTAACTCAAACCCAGAAAGGTTGATTATTTGCTCAACCTCTGGATTGGGCTTTACGCTTATGACACCTTCACCAGCAACATAATCTTCCAGTTGCTGAATGAAGTCATCCAGCTTCTCTATTGATAATTCTGTTTCTCCACTCATCTTCTGTTTCCGAATAGCTTAATGTGATAAGGTCAATAGAATTTATTTCAAGCCAATTAACCTTGTCTCTGTCTCTGGCTTTGGATTTTCTAAATCCCCGCATGTCACTATGAAAATGAGCGACAAACTCAAAGTGTTGTCGCCCATGAACCTCAACCGCCAAAGAACTTGACGGTATCAAGAAATCAACGAACAAAGTAGATTTTCTTGATGGCTTGTGTGAACCGGGAAGCGGAACCTCCTCAAAGATTCTATCATACGGGAATTCTTTTCGCAAGACCTTTCTGGCAAGAATGTGAAGATTGGAACGTGGTCTAGTGTCATCCCCCGATACGACACACTTAGATAAGTTCCAATTTCGATCCCTGCCATCAAAACCTTTTGCCCTCAAAATAACATTTCCTTCAATGAACTCTCAAGAGCGCCCCATAGTTTATTTTCGTCTAAAAACTGGCGCATCTTTTGTTGGCCTTGAAATTTAACAAACTTAGTGAGCTTTTCTTTATCTTTGGGATCAATGTTGTTTTCCTTTAGGGGTCTAGAAATTAGTTTTGGGTTTTCAACAAGGAAGTCGCAGGTGTACCACGCTCCAGCCGCAGAAATCAAATCGAAGTCATTAGCTTGATCAAATAATTCTTGCTTCTTGTCTATCCCCAAGCCGTATCTGAGCCAACCAATTGCTTCGCCACCAACAAAGCCGCCAAGAGCAGAGGTGATAACCTTCCAGTGCATGGCCTGTCCTATTTGACGACCTTCGTTTTTCTCTTTCCAAGCTTGAATCCATGCTATCTCAAGAATCGTATCTGCCTGATACCTCACCTTAACGCCGCCGTCTGCCACCTTCTTTTTGCCCATACCAGCGGTGTTGGCTATAAAATGTGTGACCATGATGATAATAGCCTTTTGTTTGGGAACAACGCTACTAAGCTTTTTACAAAAATTAGACAGAATCTTTGGGACTCCGGGCCTGTAATCGCCACGAACTTCTTCATCTAAATCTTTTTGGGCTATAAGGCTGGAGATTGAATCAATGATTACAACACAATTGGGATATGACTTAATTAGCTTTTCTACCGCCCCAAGATATTGTTCAGCGCTTAGGGGTTCTTCTTCGGACTGCACTACGGTTATCTTGTCTGCTTGCAATCCTTCAATTCCCTCAAAGTTTTTTGTGCTTAATCTACCCTCAACATTAATGTAAAAAATATCTCTTGCGCCATATTCTTCTTTTTGGCAATTGGCCGCAAATTGCAAAGCCGTGGTGGTTTTTCCAGATTTAGGATCTCCAATCATTTGAATCCAAGTTCCCTCTCTAAACCCACCACCAAGGGCGTAATCCAAAGCTGGGCTTACGGGAATCACCTTCATGTCTTTTAGATCTTCAAAAACCTGCGCTCCATTTATTAGTATGTTTCCATACTTTTTTGTAATTGCTTTTAATGTTGCGTCACTCATTGTCTAGCTTCCTTAATTCAGATATCCTGCTTTGTTTCCCGTAGGGCTTACTGGGAACAATGCTGCTACTATTTTTGTATTCTATTTCTTTAATTGGTCTTTGGTTACTCTTATCTAATTGGTTCATTTCTTTTCTTATCAACTCATCTAGAAATTTAACTCTCAAAGAATAAACAGTTTTGCCTCTATAAGAATT